AGACAGCTGTTGACGTAAATAAAAAGATGGCTGCGTTTATGGAGAACGGCGTGCCTGCAGATTCCGAAGAGGTCCTTGATGTGATGGCGGACCACCACGGATGGGTTGTAGAATACTTGCGGCGAGACCAGAAGACCTACCTGCTGCTAGCAAACAAGTACCGAACCGACGGTCGCTTTGCTGGAATCTATGATGAATACCGCGACGGGCTCGCTACCTACATGGGTGATGCCATAGAGGCCTACGCCTTGGCCCGCCTAACGGATGACATAGAAGACGAGGTAACTCCAGATGACTTCAACAATCAATAACGGCGTGCAGCACACTGAAACTTTTTACGAGATAAGCGAAGCGGCCCGCATTGCTCAAGTTTCTCCAGAGACCATCCGCTACTGGATAAAGACCAAACGGATACTTACAGTACCCAAGCGAATCAGCAAGAGAAGCAACAAACCGTATGGCCAATTGGTACCTAGGACTCAGCTATTGGACGCAATGCCAGACGAACGAATCAAGAGATACAAGACGCAGCACGAGGGTAATCTTTTGACGATTCAAGAAACTTCTCGCACACTGGGCGTGACTCGAGCTCTTGTTTATAAGTTGATAAGAAGATACGAGCTGGAGAAAATTCAGGTTGATGGCTGGACTTTTCTCATTGATGGTGAAGAACTTTTTGACAAGATGCAAGATGACCCTCAATACGTCTACTTGCTTCGTCGACGCTATTTCTAATTATGTATTTTTTCCTATAGCGCCCCGACTCCTACTTGTGCTGTCTGCACTATGTGCTACCATCTAAACAACAGCCAAGGAGGGTAAATGGCAAAGTTAGATGAGTCAAAGCTCGAGCACACTGAACAGTGCAACGCCGAATGGGGCGCCACTGAGTATTGGCACGAGCACGACGAGTGCGGAGACCCAGAGTGCTACGCACAAGAGTGCCTAAACTGCGGAGAGTGGCAGACTCTCTGCGGGATGTCTAGTTAGGGAAGGAGGGGATGCCCATTGAAGAGGTTCACTATTGACTTCGAGGCTTGGACTACTGTCGAAGCCAAGGACGAGAACGAAGCTTTCGAACTCGCTCAAGCTCTGATTTCAGAGATTGAGGAATTCGTTGCCAACAACTCGCCACTACCTGAGCCACTAGAAATGCTAGTGCGTGATGATGGAGTGTCTGAGGAGGACTAGTCCTTCTCAACCCAGCCCCCTCGAAAGAGGGGGTATTTTTTTGTCCAAGTCAATTATGTATTTTTTCCTTTTTCGTTATAAACCTGTTACATAAATCGCTTGCAAAATGTCTGTGGGTGCCGTTACCTTATAGGTAACTTCCCCGAACAAGAAGTAAGGGAACCAACCAAGGAGGATGCCCTTGAGTAATCTCAAGACTCCACACCCTCGGGTCACCCGAGGTCAGTCCTTGCCTAAGGGAGCCGTCAAGGTTTCCCGAGAGGCGAAGCAGAACCTCGAAGCCCTAGCTAGGGTGCGCAAGGAGCTCAATGAGCTCAACAAGCAGGCAGGCGAGCTTCGTAAGCTCATCCTTGCCGAAGCTGGTTCCGAGGAATCAGCTGTCCTCGTTCACAACAACAAGGTTGTGGGCAAGGTCTCAGTCGAGACCTCTATGTCAGTCTCTAAGGCAAGGCTTCTGGAGTTCCGTCCAGATGTCTTCGAGGAGCTGGCACTCCCGTCCAAGCGAGTCGAGCTGGACACCAAGTAGGGGCGTTAGGGGGAGGGTTCGGACGAGGAGCCCTCTCCCTCAACTTCCCCTCTTTTTTCTAAAACTAAAAATTATGTATTTTTTCCTACGAGGTATTAGACACGCCGAAACAAAAACTTGCGTGTCGTCTCCAAGTGTGGTTTGATTTAGATACAACAAAACAGCACAACGAAAGGACGAGAATTATGAGTGTTGTAGCACCTAAAGAAGTTTTGCCCCCAAAGCTGGCTGGCAAGGCTGTTTACCTAGAGCTGGTCATTGACCCAGAGCTAGACGAAGACAAGCGTTATCGAGTATCTACTGAACACAGGTATAACCCGACCAAGCAGGTCATTATTTTTCCCGCTTGGGAAGACGACTCTGGGAAGACTCACAGGGCAGTTGGTATGTCCCGAGTTGTTTCCGAGATTAGCCCCAGGGCTCAGTGGGACATTACTAGCAGAATCACCCCAGTAGTCGAGACTAATGACGACGATACCCCGAGCTACTATCGAGAGACTTACCTTGATTATCAGCAGATAAAAAAGGGTAATCAAGACCTAATGGCAAAGGAAGACTTGCTCAGGGCAACTAAGCGACACTTGGACTACACCATAAAGAAGCTCATACTCTCGACTGATTATGTCGAGGAAAAGGGCGAGACTAAGCAGGTTGCTATGCAGGGTTGGATTGTTCGTGAGAACAAGACAATAGTTGTAGAGGTCACTACAGACGACCTACAGATTGTTCGTGAGAGCAAGACCCCACAAGCAGTTATTCGCCGAATCAACAAGGTTCGTAATTCGCTTGACAATTTCCCAGAAAAGCTGGCATAATTCAGGTATAAACAGGAAAGGACGAGAAATGTTTATAGAGAAGATTTTTGCAGAATCAGATGTATCACTACCAGAGAACACGCTCGAAGCACTTTACGAAGTGCTAGACCCAAAGGGAAGCACTACTAGCTTAGATAGTTTCCTCACTCCCGAGGGTCGAGCAACCCTCAGAGCCAAGCCCGGAACTAAGGGTTCAGCACCTAAGGTAAGCTCAATTCTGGACAAGCCAGAAATCGAGGTCACAGAGTTGCAGGGCGAGGAATCATACAAGCGACCAAATGGCGAAGACTACTTCGCTCGCAAGTGGGGCGACTTTACAGATGTCGAGGTGCTACGCCAGTGCCGAGAGCTAGGACAGCCAGTTCTACTGTATGGAGTTCCGGGAACTGGTAAGACAGCTATGGTCGAGGCTTCATTCCCCGACGAGCTTTACACCATTCTTGGTTCTGGCGATACAGAGGTTGCCGACCTAGTGGGTGGCTATGTTCAGACCCCGAGTGGCGGTTTCGAGTGGGTGGACGGAAGTTTGACCCGAGCCGCTTCCGAGGGCAAGGTTCTCCTAATTGACGAGATTGGTTTGATTGACCCTAAGGTTCTCTCAGTCGTCTATGGACTAATGGACGGAAGAAAGGAACTCGTCGTGACAGCCAACCCCGAGCGTGGGACTGTAAAGGCAGAAGAGGGTTTTTATGTTGTGGGAGCAACCAACCCCAACGCACCGGGAGTTCGACTCTCAGAGGCACTACTCTCTCGTTTCTCAGTGCAGGCAGAAATGACTACTGACTGGGCATTGGCTAAGAAGCTTGGAGTTCCAAACTCAGCAGTCGTGGCTTCCCAGAATCTATCCAAGAAGCAGGAGTCAGGCGAAGTTTCTTGGTCGCCTCAGATGAGAGAGCTACTAGCTTTCCGAGACTTGACTAAGAAGTTTGGAAGCAAGTTCGCTATTCAGAACTTGTTGGCTTCCGCACCCGAACTCGACAGACCAGTCGCCTCAGATGTGTTTGGTCGTGTCTTCGGAGAGCAGATGTTACCAGCGAAGATTTAGTCGGACTCGTCCCCGACTAAATGCGGGGGATAAGTCAATTATGTATTTTTCGAAAAAAGTTCTTGACTTATCCCCCAACACCTGTATTATTTATGTATAAGCCATAGGGAAGAGGTAAGGGAAATGGCACATTACACGATTAGCAAGTCAAGACTTGCAACTAGAACAGGGGCAACAGCCCCCGAGTGGTATCGAGCTTGCTCGTCCATAGGGACTTGCGTAAACACTTGGTCAGGTCGCAACGACCTAGTTGTTTATGGTGGTCACGACACAGCAGAGGGTCAAGCCTCAGCCGCTTATTACGCCGACATAGCAGAGATTGAGCTAAATGTTTCCAAGCTATTCGGGGAGTTTACCCAGCCAGACCAAGTTGGTTCTTACGAGGACAGCAACACTCACTACGAGTTCCCGAAAGCCACAGGTGCTATCTATCACGAAGCACTACACGCTCGATACACGAGCTGGAACTTGGACGACTTGCAGGAGCGAGTAAAGACTCAGGCAGTAGCTCAGGCGTTTATGGGACTAGAAGAATCTCGTATCGAGGCACTAGGAGCAAGGCTCATTCCCGACAACAAGGTTTTCCTCAGGGCTTCGGGACTAGAGCTTGCACTCGAAGACCTGAACGAAGACTACCTAAACTCAATGGGAGATGTTTGGCAGGTTGCCTCACTCAGCTTGCTATCCCTAGCTCGACTAGATGCAGGGATTTTGGAAGCCTCAGATGTTAGGGACATTCACCAGAAGACCCTAGATGTTCTAGGTGCAGACCTACTCGCCGAGCTTCGAGCAGTTTGGCAGGAGTTCCAAACCATAGTTGCCCCGAGAGAGTTGGACAAGGGTATCGAGCTTGCCGAGAAGTGGGTGGAGTTGCTTCGAGAGGCAGACCCCGAGGGCGAGCCAGAGGGCGAGCCTCAGTTCGGAATTGGCGAGCCAAGCGAAGAGTCCGAGGACAGCGAGAGCAAGAGCAAGAGCAGTAGTGGTGGCTCGCTTCGAGAGATGTTGGAAGAGTCAGCAACTGAGACTGAAATGGACAGCAACGCCGAGGCAGAAGCACAGCAGACTAAGAGGCAGTGGTCAGAGGAAGCCAGCGAGCGAGCCAAGCAGGTCAAGAATCAGAATGAGCGAAAGACTACTGCTAAGCAGATTTTCGACAAGAGCCACGACGAGCGAGGTTCTGGTTCTGGTTCACGAATCAAGGAACGCCGAAGCCCGACAGGGGCAGAGCGAGCTTCCGCAGTTTCGATTGCCAAGTCACTCGAAAAGGCAAAGTATCGTGAGAGGTCAGTCCACACTCGCAAGACTCAAGTTCCGCAGGGACGACTGATTACTCGCAACGCTATCCAGAACAAGGCTATGGAAGCCCGAGGCTTGCGGGGAGAGTTGCCGACTTGGAAGTCCAAGTCACGCAAGCACACAGACGACCCAACGCTAAGGGTTGGAATTATGGTGGACATTAGTGGCTCAATGAGCCCAGCTATGGAAGCTATGGCGACTACGGCTTGGGTTCTCTCAGAGGCAGGTCGCCGAGTTCAGGCGAAGACCGCTATGGTTTATTTCGGGTCGGGAGTTTTCCCAACGCTTCGAGTTGGCGAGAGGCTAGACCAAGTGACTATCTACTCAGCACCAGACGGAACCGAGAAGTTTGGTCAGGCGTGGGAATCCCTAGACGGCGAGCTTGGACTTACTTATGGTGACGGAGTGCGTATGTTGGTGATTGTGTCAGACGGACAGTTCACCCCGAGGGAGACCGAGAATCTACGGAACGCACTTGTCGAGTGCAGGCAGAACGGCGTGGCTGTTGTGTTCGTCACTCCTGAGATGTGTTGGTCAGGTATGGCGAGGGACGCCATACAGAAGACGGCTTGGGGAGTTCACTTGGAGCTTTCAGTCGAACGGATTGCAGAAGCGATTGGGAAGACTGCAACGGAAGCCCTAGCGAGAGCAGGTAGTCAGACCTAGAGAACTCACAACGGACTACCCCCCCTTCCCCCCCTTACCAGTCCGTTGTGATAGAGAGCCCCCTTCGAGCAAAGCTCAGGGGGCTTTCGCCTTTTGTTCGTAAAAAGTTCCAGGACCCAGGTGCACCCCAGGTGATTATGTATTTTTTCCTCAACACTCATAAAAAGTTTTGCAAAATGTCACTGGCAACCTGTAACCTTTTGGTATCTCACAAAGGAGGGACAAGATGAATCTAGGAATCTATGGAGATGGTGGCTCAATGAGTGGGTCAGGTATCAACTCAATCGAGAAGACACTCGAAGTAATTTGTGCCAACTGCCGCTGGGAGGGCGAGGTAGATGGCTCGACTGACGACAGCAGAGAGACTTGGTATGCCGAGTGCCCGAACTGCAAGGACGAAATAATCGAGAGTCTTTACGAAGACCCAATGTTCGCCGACCCAGAGGACTAAAACTTACTGCCCAATAAACTTGTGCCGAGACGCAAGATTGGGCAGTCTTTTTTATGGGTCAAGGATTATGTATTTTTTCCTTGACACGAAGTAGCAATGCTTATACAATTTACGAAGACTTGATAGAGTGAAAGTCGAAAGAGGGAGAGATGAGGAACGAAGTGAAGATAAAGGTGACGCCGAGGTCTCAGGAGGACATCGTGACTATCAGTAACTATCTCGCCGTAGGAACAAAGGCAGAGAGGCAGTTGCAGATTATCAGGGAAGCTCGTGAGTTCAATCGTTGGAGCATCACCAACAACCCAGAGTTGTTGGACGAAATGTTTGATTACGAAATTATCGAGGATTAGGAGTTAGGGGTTATGGGTTCACAGGACTATCGCAAGCAGGTAGAGGAGATTGTCAGCTACCTAGAAGCACTGAACTATGTTGTTGTCAAGAACAACAACAGCCACTACAAAATCACTGACCCAATTTCAGGGAACAAAGTGTTTATGGGTGGGACGCCGTCTGACCCAAGAAGCGTGAAAAACTTTGTCGCTTGCATCAAGCGAGAGTTTGGACGCAAGGAGATTGACGACTTGCTAAAAGACTCCAAGAAGATGAAGCGAGCCATCAAGGACGCTAAAAAATAAGGGGTAAAATTAGCAGGTATCCTAGGTCCTATGCGGAACCTAGAACTGCACTCCTTTGAGGAGCCAGAGGACATTGACGAAGCTATCCAAGTAGGGCTACTACTGGAGGAGCTACAAGACGCCGAGTGCTACTACTGTCAAGACTCAGTTGGGTTCCTGTCCCTAGATGAATACTTTCCATTCTGCCTAATCATTGACGACGAAGAACGAGAGTGGTTCGTCTGTATGAAATGTGCGGAGCCAGTTTTGTATGGGCTAACTGGCGACCTGAGAAAACCACTTGAAGAAGATTACAGTTGGGCACTTGCCGAAGACATAGACTTCGATTAGTTATGTATTTTTTCCTATAGTTTTCGTGTGCCGTTGCAAAAATGTAGCAGGTTTCCACTAAGATAAAAGCATCACAAATAGAGGAGGTCTAAATGCCAAATTGGGTATCTAACAGCTTGACAATTTCTGGCAAGGTTGCCGACTTGGAATCTTTTATTGAAAAGGCAACTGCTATCTCACCATTGAGGGAGTCCTATCCAAAGGAAGAGCAGGACGACCTAAAGCCAAGATTTTCATTTTCAAACTTTGTAGCTCCACCACAAGAATCGCTTGACTCTGGCGAGTATCACGCAACTCACGGATGGTCGGGCGGTAAGGAAAGTGGAGATACGCCGAACAACTGGTATAACTTCAACATTCGAGAATGGGGAACTAAGTGGGATGCTTGTGACCCTGAAGTGGAAGACATAGACACTACTGCCGAGTCAGTGCTAGTTCGATTTCAAACAGCTTGGTCTCCACCAGAGGGAGTTTTTGGAGCAATGGCTGAACAACACCCCGAGCTTACTTTCAAGATTTACAGCGAAGAAGAGCAGGGCTGGGCAGTTGAGTATGTCGGCGAGGATGGATGTCTCGAAGTTGAGAAGGAGTGGGACATTCCCGACTCTCACGCCGATTATGTCGAGCGTGATAAGGAAGAAGATTGCAACTGCAACTGGGACGACAATAAGGAGTCTTGGTATGACGATTGCCCCGGCAAGAGGACTATCTTTGCCCGAGTGACAAGAGTTTATGAGCTTACCGCTAGTGATTTGGAGCAGGCTCGAACGGAAGTCTTTGAGATGGAGACTGGTGCAAAGCCATTCCCCGAGCCACACAGCGATTACGGCGTGACGGAGTTTGTAGATGAAGACGGCTCGCCTATTATCGAAGAGCAGGTCTAACGGCTTGACTTTTGACGGCTTGCTTATTACCATAGACGGAGGAGGAAACGGATGCAGTTTAGATACGCACTAGGCTCGATAGTCAGAGAGCGACGGCTTGCAAACGGCTTGCAATTACGAGAGTTGGCGAGCTTGTCCCACATAAGCTACTCGTTTCTCTCAGAAGTCGAACGGGGAGTCAAAGAAGCGTCTTCGTCTGTGATTGACGGAATCGCAAACGGACTAGGTATAGAGCCATACGACCTCATACTCGAAACGGGCTATCGAATGGCAACAGGAGACGAGTTGGATACTCGACAGCTCGACTGGGCGAACCAGTATCAGGATTTGATAGCAACCAGCTAACAAACACACTTGGGCTTGTGTGCATAAACAGCCCACTTTTTCATTTCCTAAGTAATTATGTATTTTTTCCTTGAGTCTTCTTGCGTATTCCTAAAATGTCGTTCGTTTGTGTTATTTTGAAAGCATCATCAAGTTAGGAGATTCAAAATGACTACTACCACCACCAGACCACGCACCCGGGTTGCAAACCACCAGATTGACCAACTTTTTAGGGAGCTAGTTCCTTTTGAGAACTACAACAGAAGCATTATTGCTACCAAGACCCATTCTGCTTATACAGTCACGCATTGGGATACTGAGATTGCTCGCATCAACCTAATTGAGGGAGAGCGTCCCGAAGGGGATGCCGTTTACTTCTTCAACATTGGTTATTACTCGCAGACCACTAGCACACTACAGGGGCGGATTCTCCGTAACCTGTTTACCCGTCGAGAAGTGGACAACTTGTTAGATTGGTATTGGAACAACGACAAGCCCCTAGCCCGTCGATTGTCTCGAATGGCTGGACGACGCCGCTAGCCAAAGAACCAAAGAAGCCCCCGCCAGTGTGCGGGGGTTTTCTTTTTCGTGAAAAGTTTCAGTGTGACGCTGCGTTATGTATTTTTTCCTTGAATCTCCAGCTGCCGCTGCGTGGTTCGTTGAAAGTGTCGCTGCCGCCCAGTATGATGAGAACATCATCAAGGATTCACTAAGGGGGTGAAAACAATGGACACACAGACTTACTTGCACCACACATTCATCATTAGTGATGGCGACTTTACTGATGTTGTTTGTGAGGACTGTGCCGTCAAGTTCGCTGAGGAGCGTGGACTCGAATGGCGTGGTGGTCAAGCCTACAATTCCTTTACTGAGGAACTTGAAGGTTCTGATGCTCACGCTGGGGACACGCCGACTTATGCGTTAGGGGAATCGGACCACCCATACTCCTGCTGCGGCTACTGGTTGCACACTACTCTGACTGAAGAAGGCCGCCGCTGGGTTGCGGAGGAACTTTCTCCAGAGATTGCAGAACTTTATCTTGGATAAAGATTCTGCTACTGCCCCCGCTTCGGCGGGGGTTTTTTCTTGCCGCTAGGAACAACGCTACTTTTCACGAACACCCACATAAAAAGTTTTGCACCTTCGGCCGCGACGCTGCGAAGGATTATGTATTTTTTCCTGCGACACACCCCCCGAGGTTTGTGCCGATAGTTGCGTCAAACTTTGTATTGGGGTATTGTTTAGGTATCAACAAGGAGGGCAGAAATGCTAAACAGACCAGACCAAGAAGCAGAGCTAATCTTCTCAATGGTGATGAAGCTTGCAGGGAGAGACGATTACTTCTCCGAGGGAACCAAGGCGACTATCTGGGCAGAGTGCCGTAGAAACGCCAAGTTGCGTAACCTAGCACTTCTCTACCTGAGTGGAAACAGCAACAGGGCAGACCTGAACCTACACAGATTGCACTCCGCAATTATGGATGAGTTCTTTGCCGAGGGAGTTGAAGCGTAATGACTGTTCAAGTTACCAACTGGGAGTGGATGACCTGCTACAAGTGTGAAATTAGAATTCTTGTTGTAGCGAGCGCCGTTCACCCACTTTGTGACGAGTGTGATGCCGATTTTGATAAGTGGTTCAACAAGCAGTTGGAGGTGTTCAAGTAATGACACGCTTTGAGGTAATTCTTACAGAGAGCATCGAGCACAAGATTGAACTTGATGCCGAAGATAAAGAGCAAGCAACCAATAGGGCTTATGAAATTATTATGAACGCCGCCGAGGACATTTCCTACACAACAAAGAGTGAAGGAACCACAGACATTGAGGTTTACGAGATTGAGGAGGTAAGAGATGCGTAAGCAGTATCACTACATTGTGATGGTCGAAGATAGTGGAGAAGTTTCCATTGACTGGGACACTACGCAGGTAATGCTTGAAGAGCACGATGGAGCTATTTTTGACCCCGACACTGAGGAGTGGGAGTCAGCTTTCAAGAACGCTAAGTATGAAGCGATTGCCGAGAAGCTTTCTGCTTTGCTTAGTGAACAAAAGATTTCTGTATCGCCTAGCGACATTGAGAAGTTCGAGGAGATGATGACTAATGAGTAAGCAAGTTCGTTATGTAGTTATGGTTGATTTAGACACAAAGACTTTCTGGCCTGATGATGAAACTTTTACAGCCCGCTTTGCCGAGAACGAAGGAACTTGGAACACTGAAACTCAAAAGTGGGAAGAAACAGAGTGGGAAGATAATGTTGCAGGATTAGAAATACTGAATTGGACAAAAGAAGCTTCAGTATGATAGAGTTATAGAGTTAGTCCCCCCTAACACCCCCCTTGATGATGAAAGCCCCCCGATTCTTTCGGGGGGTTTTCTTTTTTCCGACTCGGAAGACCCGCCGAAGTGATTATGTATTTTTTCCTACGCTGCCGTGACTCGCTGCCGTCAAGTTATTTGTTTTGTCGGAGGTTTGTAGTAGGGTTTAGGTATAAGGGAAGGAGTCCAAATGGACAACATAAAGTATCCAGAGGTCGAAGTGCCTTTGGTTGGTGAAGATGGAAACGCCTTTGCGATTCTGGGACGAGTTAGTTCGGCCCTACGCAGAGCGGGTGTCGAGAAGGAAGAAAGAGACGCCTACTACGCCGAAGCAACTTCAGGCGACTACGACCACCTTCTTAGGGTGACTATGAACTGGGTAAAGGTCGACTGAGATGGTAATTGACAAGACTTTAGTAATTTCAGAGTGGGCAGAGCGTGCCGACAGTATTGCTTGGGACGAGTGCCACAAGATTTACATTCTGATGGACTCGAAGCAAACAGAACTGATGAGAGAGTATGAGTATCCAGTAATCCACACTAAGGAGATGCCGTTTGATTTCACAGAAACAATTCTTGGTTGGTATGAGGATTCGTGTTCACTGAGGTTCGTTGACGCTATCGAAACAGATGCCGATGGTAATTCAGTTTGGCACACACTAATTGGACAGTTCGAAGATGACGAAGAAGATGAGGAGTAACCAATGGGAAACTTACAAGCAACAGAAATGGCAAACACGCCAGAGCTAACAATGGAACAGGCACTCACTTGGCACTTACAGGTAAACCACTATCCTCCAGTGCCGACAAGTATGGTGCAAGTTTGTATGGAAGCTATTGACGCTTACTGGGAAGATGCCTTGGACAAGGAGATTTCTTTGCCAGAAGGCATTAGTTTTCGAGGAAGCGAAACAGCTCCTGCCAGAGACATAATCATTCAGCACCACCTAGACCCTTGGTGTGCAGATGAGGAGCCAGACGAAGAAGACTTTATGTAGAGTTAGTCCCCCCTAACACGCCCCCACTAGGTTCTCCTATTTCCTAGTGGGGGTTTTCTTTTTGTTCGTCAAAAGTATGGCTGCGGCCGCATTATGTATTTTTTCCTTGCCGTTTAGACACGCCGCTTGAACTTGCTTGCGTAAAAGTCTCTCTTTGGTATAGTTGAACTATTCAACACAGGGGAGGTTCAGAGATGAACAGACTAGAAAGTCTCAAGAGAGATTTAGCAACTAACAGAGTTGCACTACTTACTACTCTTAGCGAGTATCAAGCGAAGCGATTGCGGGAAGCAATTGCGTCACAAGAGAGGGCAATTGCCCACCTAGAAAGGAAAGATAATGGGAACTAGACACATTACCCAGGTTCGATACGGAGACGAGATTAGAGTCTCGCAGTATGGTCAATGGGATGGATACCCCTCGGGACAGGGCTTGACAGCTTTTCGTTTTCTCAAGAGTGAGGACAATGTTCAGAACTTGAGGGACAACCTAGCTAATACCTATGTGCCGACAGAGGACACTCTGCAAGAAATGATAAAGCCGTATCTAGATGGAACAATGGAGGGCTTTATGACTATGGAGAGTGGCGAGAAGTGGTCCAATGATTTTCCATCACTCTCAAGAGATACAGGTGCGGAGATTCTTTCTCTGATTGCAAACGCTAAGGGACTAGTGCCGTTAGCACTTGACCTAGAGTTTGTGAATGACGCTCTTTGGTGTGAGGGTGCTTATGTGATTGACCTAGACGCCGATACTTTCACTAGCTACTGGTCACGCCATTGGCGGGAAGATGACGACAAGCAGGGCGAGTGGGTGTTCGAGGTAACACTAACCTTTGAGGAGATTCGCCAGATGTCGGAAGATGACTACCTAGCCAAGTTCGAGAGCGTAGAGATAGACGCCTAAACAACAACCCGAAAGCCCCTCGCAGAAATGCGGGGGGTTTTTCTTTTTGGTTCGTAAAAAGTTTAGGGACTCTGGGTTTTGATTATGTATTTTTTCCTACGACACGCAGAAACTTTTTTGCCGAGGTGTTTGCTTTTTGTCTGCCTACCCCGGTATGATGATTACATCATCAAAAGATGATACTTGGAAACTACATAAGGGGAGAAGTTAGAAATGACAACTCAGACAGCACAGACAACCGAAAAGGGCAACAAAGTTACTCTGGGACAGGTTGCAGAACTCACCGAGGTTAGGGCAGAGATTGCAAGACTGGAAAAGCGTAAGGTTGCACTTACCGAGGAAATCGAAAAGGCGTTCGGTGTAGACAAGAAGACAAAGACTTCTAAGGCTACAACTCTCAAGCACAATGGAATCGAGTTTGTAAGGTATGACTGGAGAACTCGCAAGGGGATTGACGAGGCACTACTAGCCGAGAAGTTTCCCGAGGCTTACGAGGCTTGCTACAAGCCAGACAAGACAATCTATGGAGTGATTGTTTCTCTATTCAAGTAAAGAAAGGACAGCCCCTCACCGAAAGGTGGGGGGTTTTCTTTTGCCGACTCTCTTTCTTAGTTATGTATTTTTTCCTACAACACGCCGACTCTCTTTGCCGATAGTTCTTGACTTATTGTTGGAGAAGTGTAAGCTAGAAGTATCTAGCAAGGGGCTAGGGAAAAGGAAAGAAAAGATGTTCACACTTAGAAGGTTTGCTCTAGCAGTAATCAGTCTGCCGATTGCTTTGGCTGTTTATGCGGGCATTTACTTTGGACTGTTTCTAGTAAGCGGTGGATTCGCCAGCTATGGGCTACTGATTCAGAACTTCTGGGCAGTAGGTTTCGGCTGGGTTGTTGCCGTTACTTTCTCGAAGCAGATTCTCGACCTAGTTGGAAAGTTGGGTGCATAATGAACAAGGCATACGAAGTAACGCAGGGCGTTCTTAGCTGGGTGGGATTCCTAGCTCTCGGAGTAGCGTTCCCGTTCACTCTGGAGGCACTTGGAGTTCTAAACACTTTCACCTACGACCTCTATGTTTCAGATGTCGCTCTAGTGGCTAGTGGGATAGCTGGTCTGGCAGTTGCCGTCAAGCTCGCTATGGGCTGGAGTGAGAACAAGTTTGTAATCAAGATGCACCTAGCCGACTGGTTCTACAAGATGTCCGTGAGGATTGACCCACGCCGTAGGTAGTGCCGTAAGCATTGACCCCTAGGGATTTCCCCTAGGGGTTTTGCTTTGCCGTAATGCTTGCTTGCCGTAGTGCTTGCTTGGTGGTATCTCTATGCCGTAGCTTGCCGAATAGGTGGCAATAGATTCACGATTCCTTGAGGTGGGTGGCAGTGTAGGAACTTTTGGTGAAGCTCCCGACACTACCCCCCTTCGTTGGCGTGGTTGGCGATAGGGCTATGACCCCCCTAGTCGGACACACAAAAACAAACACCTTAGGGTGCTTTTTATCTATGCCGTAACCGAAGACTTTGACCTCTTGGAAATGACTTCCCCTTAGGGGAGAGTGTCTAGGTAAAAAGCCTGGGTGGTAGCCCCTAACCTTTTCACGAAGGTTCGTAAGAAGTTATTTAGTCTAGCCCCCCTAGACTTCTTTCACTTGATGACCCCCCTTACTCCCTAAGTCATAGTGTCACAAAGACTACATAGATGACTGTCTATTTTTGGTGGCAATAAATGACACCCTTTTTGATACCCGACAGGGTATGCCCCTACCGTTTTTGGAAACAAATACGAATTGCCCTCCCGGAAGCAGCAGCGTTCTCACCCGTCAAAAGCAGTTAACGTTAAGGTACTATTTCTTCCGCTACGGACACCCCCCTAAAAGTAAAAAACGCCCCCACCCCCCTCTAAAAATCGGGCAAAAAATCCGAAAAAAATTTTTCAAAAAATTTCGTCCAACTCCCCATAGGGTAGAATATATCCATGTCTAGAAGAGCCGCAAGAGGGCAGCAGCTTCCGCCGCAAGAGGTTGAGTATCTCAACAATCTCCCCAAGGAAGCTCTCATATATCGAGTAAAGATGCTCTTCGATGAGGGCTGGCCGCTCGATGCCATCGGGCAGTCTTTTCAGCGTAAACGCCCCCGCTCCACCGTACGGAGCTGGGTACTACGCGCCGAAGATAACTGGGACAGTGACGCTTGCTTGCTTTTCGCAGACGCCCCTATCCCGTCGCCAAAACTAAAGACCTCAGCCGAATACCAAAAGGTTCGCCCTGAGTCTCCGGGTATAAGCTCAGACACCCTTGAGCAGATTCACTATCTAGCCCCACTAGCTCGAACCTATCGCTCCCGCATGTCATCTACTTCTGCACCCGCGGTTGCGAACGAGCGTCTAACAAATCTATGTAAGAAACTGCACGCTAACAACGTGCCTATCAAAGAGCTGGCAGAAGCAGCGGGAGTTACCTACAGGGCAATGTACAAGCGCATTATGCTTTAGCACTTGACAAAACAATAAACGCCCCTATACAATCGAACACATTGCAAACAACGACTAAGTACTAACGCAAGGAAAGGTAGGTCGTGAGTTACATCATGAAGAAATTGGGAGAGGCACTTTCACTGCTGGTGATACTGTCGGCGGTTGGCTCTGCACAAGTTGCAGTGGCTGACCCAGAGCCGTTTGGGTATTCGCCCACGCAAATTGTGTACGTGCAGGACGAGTCCTTCTACAGCAGATATGCCAACGAAGGCCCGCTCGCTTCACTAGCTATGCAGCAAGAATTCCAGATGGAGATGGAAAAGCTTCGCGCCGAGACCATGGAGGCAAGGGCGTTTCTAATAAAGGAAGCTGAGGAAGCTGAAGCAGACGTTTACTACAACCAACAGATTGCGGTAGACATTGCCATCACTGACCTTTGGAAGCACGTTGACTCCACACCTTACGGATTCGGAAACACTCCGCTCGTCTGGGACTGCTCTGGGCTTACCCAGTGGTATCTCAATCACCGCGGTTTCCAAGACGTAATCCACTCCGCAACCGCACAGGTTCGCGACATCCGTTCGCAAATCGTAGACGCGCCTATTGCTGGAGACCTCGTAGCCTTCCAGAAGTTCGGAGCTACCTACGACTACTTTCATATCGGCGTCTACATTGGTGGAGGTCTGATGATTCACGCCTCTAACCCTGAAAAGGACACCAATCTACAGACTGTTAGTTCGTTTGCTGAGAGCGAAAACTCTAGGGTTGTGTATCTGCGCTGGTAGTGTAAGCTAACCCTATGGATATCGAAAAGCTAATCCCTGCCCTCGGGTTCACAATCATTGTGCTTATCCTTGCGGGCCCCGCTATACGAGGAATCTACACCAACTTAAAAGAAGGACGTAGACTCCGCAAGATTCGAAAGAACATGCCTGGACCACTCCTCGGAGTTGTTTTCCCCAAAGACAAGAAAGACTAAACATGAAGCTATACCTTTTCCTACGTTCACTCGTATGGACCGCAATCCTTTCGGTCGTCTTCATCATCGCTACCTTGGTATCAGCGTTTATCGCGCCTGACCTTGCTCCCCCGCTTGGATTAGTTGCACTAGCGTTTGCAGTTCTATCCCCAAAAAGGGAAGCCTAATGATTGAGATGCCTATGTGGCTACTACTGGTGCTCCTTCTAGTAGGAGGTTCATTTCTTGCTTGGGTGATACTGCTACTAATAACTTTTTTCGGGTTGGCACTCCTGCCCAAGGATGCTCACGACATTGACCTACCTCAGAATAGAAAGGAACCCTAATTGCCAAGCAACGCAATAACCATGACTGTTGACAATTATGAGCAGCTCCGAGACAGAATTGCAGACACTGGAATCTTTGAGGTTACTGACTGCAAGATTGAACTGTGGGCCCCACTGGATTCAGACGTTAAGGAGATTGAAAAGATGGTCAACTTAATCGAGTCTATGGTCCATGTGACAGACGTAAAAGTGAGCAGTTCCCCCGAGGAGTCTGCCCGAACTAACTACAAGTTAATAATTGAGGAAACCTCTACTCCTATACAAAGATTTCGCAAAGAAAGACGATAAGGTAATGACAACTATGAGCGACAGCAAGAAGTACATCAAAAAGAACCAGCAGTTGCCGAAAGCAATACACGACGCTTTCGATGCAATAAACGACAACACAACTAGAGACCGACTAATCATTGGGCTAGTTGATGCCAATTGGACTTATGAAGCAATTTCGAATGCTAGTGGACTTACACGAGAGCGCGTCCGACAAATTGCAAGTGCGTCCAAGAAGTTGGCTGCAGAGTTTGACATTGACGTTGATGTAGAAATCCCAGAGCCTCCTTTGAAGCCAGAACGACCGAAGCCAACGTACATCGAGCCGCACCCAGACACACTTAAGCGTCTGCTAGAGCTTCAGCCGTACGCCCAGCAGGTTCGTGCAAACGGAACCAAGTACCGCGAGGAGGCAGAAGAGTACACCGCTCTGCTCAACCACGCACACACCGTTGAGGGAGTTACCCTGTACCGCCTAGCCAAGAGGCTCGGCGTTACTCACGGTGCTCTGCGATTCCGCCTTGTACGCTATGGCTACAAGAAGCCTGTTACCGCTAAGTCCAAGGTTTACGAGCCAATTATTAGGGAGAACAGGGCAATCTAATAGTGGAAATCAACGACTACTTCAACAACTCATTGCGACAAGAAAAGTTTGCTATTCTTGTTGCTGCAAGAGTTAATGACATTCGTGCTGGAACTGCCAGCGAACTAAATTTTAAGCCCGCAGGTGGCATACATATGCTCCCTGTAGAAGAAACACTATTGTTTGCAGACCTCGTGGCTAGAGCAGTCTGTGCAAACCTTGACCAAGGAGAGAGTACCGTTGAGTAACTACGACGTAAACGAAAGCTCGGCAGAAACGTCTGAGCCAACAAGCACAGCTAAGTGTCCTGCTATGGGAACCGCTGGAGGTGCCAGTGCAGAGCTAGGCACAACCAACAACGACTGGTGGCCAAACCAGATTAGCGTTGACCCGCTTCTAAAGGGCAACCCTAAGAGTGACCCCTACGAAGAGGGCTTCGACTACGTTGAAGAGTTCAGCACCCTAGACCTTTCAGAGGTTAAGGATGAAATTACAGAGGTTATGAAGACCTCTGTTAGCTGGTGGCCAGCAGACTACGGACACTATGGCCCATTCTTTATCCGTATGGCGTGGCACGCTGCTGGAACCTACCGCGTTTCAGATGGACGTGGCGGTGGAGGCGAAGGCCTACAGCGTTTCGCTCCGCTTAACTCGTGGCCAGACAACGTAAACCTAGACAAGGCTCGCCGCCTACTGTGGCCAGTCAAGAAGAAGTACGGACGTAAGCTCTCTTGGGCTGACCTAATGATTCTCGCGGGTAACGTTGCTCTCGAAGACATGGGATTCCCGACCTTCGGTTTTGCTGGCGGACGTGCAGACGTCTGGGAGCCAGACAACACTTACTGGGGTAACGAGACCGAGTGGCTAGCTAACAAGCGTTACGACGCAAGCCGTGAAGCTGACACTCTAGAGGACCCACTAGCCGCTGTGCAGATGGGACTTATCTATGTAAACCCAGAGGGTCCAGATGGCAACCCAGACTTCAAGGCTGCTGCCGCTGATATCCGCACCACCTTCGGTCGCATGGCCATGAACGACGAGGAGACCGTTGCCTTGATTGCTGGAGGCCACGCCTTCGGTAAGACTCACGGTGCTGGTGATGCCGCACAGGTTGGTCCAGAGCCAGAAGCTAACGAAAAGCTTGAGTCCGTTGGACTTGGCTGGGAGAACTCACAGGGAACTGGAAACGGGGGAGACACTATCTCCTCTGGTCTAGAAGTTACTTGGACCCCTCACCCAACCCGCTGGGACAACGACTACCTACGCCTCATCTACAAGTACGAGTGGGAGATGGAAGAGTCACCTGCTGGTGCAAAGCAGTGGCGTCCAATCAACATTGAGCTAGGAGACATGGCACCTCACGCCCACGGCGGAGATGACGTAATTCCAAAGATGCTCACTACTGACCTAGCACTCCGTTTCGGAGACGAGGAGTATGACCGCATCTGCCGCAAGTTCCTAGAGGACTTCGACTACTTCACTGACGTCTTCGCTCGTGCGTGGTTCAAGCTGACCCACCGCGACATGGGGCCACGTGCTCGCTACCACGGCCCAGAAGTTCCGTCAGAGGTTCTACTGTGGCAGGACCCAGTTCCTTCGAGCTCACACCCAACCATCCTTCAAAAGCACATGACTCGCATTGCTTTGGACAACTGCGGACTAACTCCTGCTCAGCTGATTCGTGCCGCATGGGCGTCTGCGTCAACCTACCGCAACACTGACAAGCGTGGTGGAGCAAACGGTGCACGCATCGCTCTAGAGCCACAGAAGAGCTGGCCAGTAAACGCTGAGGTAACTGCAACTATCGAGAAGCTAAAGGAAATCCAGCCAGAATCTGGAATGTCCCTAGCTGACCTGATTGTGTTCGCTGGCTCATACGCAGTGGAGACAGCTGCAAGTGACGGCGGAGTTCCAGTTGTTGTTGGCTTCATAGGCGGACGTGGTGATGCAACTCAGGAGCAGACAGACGTTGATTCATTCAACCACCTCTACCCAGTTGCAGATGCGTTTATCAACTGGAGCCACAAGAAGTACGCGGACTCACTTGACCGCATGCTGATTGACAAGGCAACTTTGCTAGGACTCACTCCTCCAGAAATGACTGCTCTTTACGGCGGGCTACGTGCTCTTGGTGTTTCTACCAATGACCACGGTGTCCTCACCGACCGCAAGGGAACTCTCTCGAATGACTTCTTTGTCAACATTCTTGACATGGACATTCAGTGGAGCCCAGTTCTAGACAACCTGTATCAGGGACGTGACCGCAAGACTCAGGAAGTCAAGTGGATTGCATCTCGCGCAGACCTAGTATTTGCGTCTAACTCGATTCTCCGTGCCTATGCCGAGGTTTACGCTTCGGACGACGGCCAGCAGCAGTTGGTCATTGACTTTATCGCCGCATGGGAGAAGGTCATGAACAACGACAGGTTCGACGTATAATAAATCTGATAGGAGGGCAGTAGCCCACCCTGCAGTGAACGAGGGTCAACCTTAGCCAACGACCTGAGACGTAGCTGTGAGCCCCCGTGGTGCTTCGGACGGAGCACGGCGGGGGTTCGTCTTTTTCGCTCTGAGCGAACTCAACTTGACAACAACCTAATAAGTGCTAATCTATTACCAACAGCGATTCGACGGAAAAGCTGGAGTATGGCTGAACAACCTCGAAGTTGCATGGGGTGGTAAGGCACTGCAGGGAGTAACGTCTGGGTGGAACCCAACTGTAGGTAGGCTTAGTAGCGGGCTTTAGAGACCGAAGCAACCAGGCCTTGGTGGTAAAATGCATCCCACCTACTCACTCTTAACACCCTCGTAGAAATACGGGGGTGTTATGCTTTTACGGTATTCCCCTTTAGCTCAGCGGCAGAGCAGAGAGCTGTTAACTCTAAGGTCCGTGGTTCGAATCCACGAAGGGGAGCATATCTAACTTGACAAACTTATCTCTTGTGTGTATAGTAAACCTATGGAAATGACGTACGACATCAAGAGCCTTACCAGAGTTGGCCACCAACTGGGCTCGACTTGGGGTGGAACATTTGCCGCGCCTGACGGCATCGAGTATTACGTCAAGACTCCGCTGTCTAGCTTGCACAGGCAGAATGAAATTTTAGCTTCTTTGTTGTACGAACTCGCTGAAGTTCCTGCAGTAAAAATGCGTCACGGAGACGACGGGACATTAGAGGGAAAGCTCTTTTCTCAAATTATTTCGGGCACAGTGCTTGCAGATACTTCGCTGACTCCCCAGATAAAAAAGCAAATTCAAGATGCTTTCGTTATTGATGCATGGCTAGCAAACTGGGACGTCATCGGTCTGGCAGAGGACAATATAGTTATTGACAGTGAGGGTACACCCTTCCGTATTGATGTTGGAGGAGCACTACTGTTCCGAGCACTTGGTGGAGAAAAGGGAAATGCTTTCTCATACAAAGTGTCTGAATTAGACACCCTTCGAGACCCAGCTAGGAATCAAAGAAGTTCTCGATTTTTTGGAGACATGACAGAGGACGATTTAAAAGCTTCAGCTTCTAAGCTTCTTAAGATTTTTCCGCAGGATATTGATGAATTAGTTGACTCCGCTTTTGATGGAGATGTTGCTCTACATCTAAAGACTACGCTCAAGGCTCGCAGGGACTATATCCTACAAAGATTTAACCTGTTATCCTAGTTACATGGGTAAAAGCATTATGGAGCAGCTCGCGTTACTGCCTGAAGAAGAACGCCTTGAAGCCCTAGCGGGTATGGACCCCGAGTCTCTAGTCTGGGACTGGTCCGTCTGGGCGCGTCCCGAACAGAAAGCTCCTGAAGGCGACTGGAACGTTTGGCTAGTTCTCGCTGGTCGTGGTTTTGGTAAAACTCGTCTTGCGTCCGAGTGGGTTCGCGAACAAGCCAAGTACACAAAAGATGGACAGCGTCGCTTTGCTCTCGCCGCCCGTACTGCTGCCGACGTTCGTGACGTTATCGTTGAAGGTGAATCTGGAATTATCTCGGTCTCGCCTCCGTCGGAGAAGCCACACTACGAGCCTTCGAAGCGACGTCTAACTTGGCCCAACGGAAATACCGCAACTCTTTTTACTGCTGATGAACCTGACTCGCTTCGTGGTCCGCAGTTCACTCACGCATGGGGCGATGAGGTGGCTGCTTGGCGTCAGACTCCAGATGCTGCTGGCATGACCGCATTCGACAACCTCCGCGTTGGTACTCGTCTTGGTAAGAACCCTCAGATTTTAGTTACAACCACTCCTAAGCGAGTTCCGCTGCTTTACAAACTTATTGAGGAGTCTAGAACAGACAGAGCAGGCGTGTCTAAAGTTGTTGTCACAAAAGGCTCCACGATGGACAACGCAGGCAACCTATCGCAGGCTTACCTAGACACTATTATGGGAGTATACGAAGGCACTAATCTTGCCCGCCAAGAGCTTTATGGAGAGATGCTCGATGATGTTGAAGGTGCGCTCTGGACTGAAGAAATGGTTGAGTCAGCTAGAGAGTCGGTTTACCCGTACAGTACTCCGCTACGTGTTATCGGCGTGGACCCTTCGGTTGCTGAGAATCCCCGTGATGAGTGTGGAATTGTGGTATGTGCGTCAAGCGCCGAACATGACCTCTATAAGAGAAATGCGTGGGTTCTTGAAGACGCTTCAATTCATGGTTCCCCAGACACATGGGCCCGTAAGGTTGTGGAGATGGCTCGTAAGTGGGGTTGTCCCGTTGTTGCCGAAGTTAATCAAGGAGGCGCACTTGTTAAAAACGCTATTCTCTCGATAGACCCAACAATCAAAGTCCTAGAGGTTCACTCCAAGTACGGAAAGCAGCTTCGAGCAGAGCCTACAGTTCTTGCATACGAACAGGGGCGCGTCCACCACGTTGGATATCACCAAGACCTAGAATCTCAGATGTATTCTTGGATTCCAGGCGAAGGAAAATCCCCAGACCGCGTCGATGCACTAGTCCACGCTCTCACTGCACTGCTAATCAAACCACCTCCAGGCTTTAGCGGCGGAAAAATCCGCGCCAAGAGCTATGCAGATAGAAAACTGGGGGTCACCAACCCAAATACTCGCCCGTTGGGCAGAGTTTTTAGGGTAAAATAGTGTCAAAGATAATCATGGACAGGTTTCCATGCAATCTAGTGGCTGTACCTGCAGGTTTTACAGACGATGTAACCTCCCTGAGCAGTCAGCCACCGACAAAAGACACAAAATATTTAGACGTTACAAGGGTGATTGTTACAGATGAGACCATTATGGTGGCAAAAGACGGGCCTCAAGGGCCGCAAGTCGTATTTCGAGAGACATATACGACCTTCGAACCGTCGAAAGACGCTGGTGACGACTCTTATGTTGTCACTACGTCGGGAAAAATGCTAGCATTTAGGAAAGACCGAGGCTGCGGATGTGGTTCTCGACTACGAGGTTGGAATCCATACAGGACTCTCAACTCGATTAAGGATGAATAATGGAAATTACAGCTGTAAACTTCATAATTCTGGCTCTTGGAGCATACAGAATGACACACATCATCACCACAGACGCCATTGCAGACGGTTTTCGCGGCTGGGTCTGGTCAAAATTTGGTCCAACGACCAAAATCGGATACCTAATCACCTGTAATTGGTGTACTGGGTTCTGGGTCTCGCTACTCTTCGTTGCGGGAGCCTCAATTTTACCCCAACTTACGCTTGTGGTATCATTAGTATTGGCTATTTCTGCTGTAATTGGGCTACTTTCGGCCCTAGTAGAGCGATAGGACAGGTAGGAGCCACTTTTGGCTATTTTTAAGAAAGAAAACGAGAATTCAAGCGAATCTCGTAGAGGCGTACGTGCTTCAGCACCTAGAACTGCCACTCGTGTAGCTCCCGGGGTTTCTGTTGACTCTTTTGGCGTTGTTTATGCCGAACCAGCAGCCTTCAATCAACCAAGAGGGCTTACCGCCGCCGCCGCTCAGGTCAAACTAGACGACAAAACCGAAGCGGAGCTCTTTAAAGCACGTCGCCAGTCAGCATCCACTGCTTGGCAGAGCGAAGCTTGGGAATACTACGACTCTATCGGCGAGATTAAGTACGCTTTCAATCTTGTTGCGTCTGTTGTTTCAAGAATTCGTCTTTACGCTGCCGCAATCAACAACCCAAACGAAGCACCGTCTCCTATCGAGGACGTAGAGAAGGTAGACGACCGCCTAGCGGCAGCTGCTCAACGCGCACTTGACCGTCTAAGCTCTGCCTACGGTGGACAGCCCGGTCTTTTGAAAGATGCAGCCCTAAACCTTCAGGTTACAGGTGAGTGCTACCTAGTACAGATTCCAGAGCGTGTCGGTTCTCAGCTCCCCGAGACTTGGGACGTTCGTTCTGTCGACGAGCTTCAGGTAGACCAGCGCGGTAACTACATAATCAACCCTCGTCGTGACGTTGGCGGTGGAACTGCATCTGTAATGTCTCAGGGCAGCAAAGAAGCAATCAAGCTTCCTCAGTCAGCATTCGTTGGACGCATCTGGCGTTCACACCCTCGCTACACTCAAGAAGCTGACTCAAGCTTGCGCGGTCTACTAGACCTCTGCGCTGAGCTTCTACTTTTGAATAGGACATTCCGTGCGACTGCTCGCTCTCGCCTCAATGCTGGCGCTCTATATCTTCCTGACGGTCTTTCTGTTGCCGCTGGTCCTGACCCTGATTATCCTTACGATGAAGATGGCAATTACAACGAAACTTACACAGCTGAGGAAGCAGCAGACGAGTTTGAAGACCAGCTAATTGATGCAATGACCACGCCTATTAAGGACGAGGACTCTGCATCTGCTGTTGTACCGCTTATCATCCGCGGACCTGCGGAACTTGGCGACCGCATCAAGCAGTTCAAGTTTGAGCGTTCTTTCGACCCCGCCTTGGCACAGCGTGCAGACCGTGTGCTTGAGCGCATCATGCAGGGACTTGACGTCCCTAAGGATGTAGTCACTGGTCTAGCGAATGTTAAGTATTCGAACGCGCTGCAAATTGACGAAGCTCTTTATAAGGCACACATCGAGCCACTCATGTTGCTCATCGTTGATGCCTTTACAGTTATGTATCTGCGTCCATACCTAGTTGCAAACGGGTACACAGAAGAAGAAGTTAAGAACGTTTGCATCTGGTACGACCCGTCTCTAGTTGCTACTCGTAATGACCGCGCTGCAGATGCAGACATGGGCTTTGACAAGATGGCAGTATCTTTTGATGCATGGCGTCGTGCTCACGGATTCTCCGAGGCGGATGCACCAAGCCCAGAAGAACTGGCCCTAAGACTAGTAATGCAGAAGGGTATGGTTACTCCAGAACTTACCGAGGCAATGCTTGGCTCTGTTGCCCCAGAAGTTATGGACAAGATTAGAAGTGATGCAAGTCAAGCAACTGGTGCTCCAATCCCACCAGAGATTGACCAGCTCCTTCAGGGAGAGCCAGTAGCTGAAGAAGAGCCAGCCGAGAATGAGTCCGCCGACCAAACTCTCGAACCTCCAGTACCACCACTAGCAGAACCTGAGGCATAAAAATGCACCACCCCAATCCAGAACTTGGCTCGAAGCTAGCCCAACTACTAGCTGACACCATCACAACCAGATTTATCTTTCAGGGATACCACTGGAACGTACTTGGCCCAGACTTCGGCGAGTACCACGAGTTCTTTGGGATGCTCTACGAAGACGTTGAGAGTTCTGTCGATGTTCTAGCAGAAAACATTCTTAAGGTTGGCTACCCTGCTCCATACTTGCTACAGGACTACCTAGACCTTTCAACAATTAAGGAAGAGCGTCACGATGGTTCTTCCGTTCAGTTCATGCTTCAGTCAGCACTTCGCGTCAACGACACGATGATTGCTTGCTTGCATGAAGCAGGAGAGATTGCAGAAAAGTGCCGCGAGTTTGGTCTTATGGACTTCCTCGCTCAGCGCGAAGACATGCACAAAAAGTGGAGATGGCAGATTAAGGCATTCCTAGGAGTTCGCTAAATGTCTGATTACCTAGAAAAAGTCATTATGGCTACGGGCGGCCACGCGGCTCCCGCAGAAAACCTTGATGGCGAAAAGAAAGAAGCCCCAGAGGGCTATCACTACATGCCAGACGGCACACTAATGCGTGATGATGCTCACGAGGATGAAGCCGCAGCGGGAGACCCCTGCTGGGAGGGCTACGTCCAAGTGGGAATGAAGGAAAAAGATGGAAAGATGGTACCCAACTGCGTCCCAGCAGGAGACGCTGCAATTGCTGCAACTGCTGGGTCTAAGCCTGCTCCCAAGAAGGACCAAATTAAAGGTTCTAGCAAAAATGCTAAGGGGTCAGCTGCTGGCGGTAAGTCAATCACTTTCAGTAAAAAAGTAGAGGGGTCACTGAAAAAGAAGGCCGATGAGCACAACGAAAAGCACGGAGACACAGCGTCCAAGAAAACCAGTGTTAGAACACTTAAGGCGGTTTATCGCAGGGGTGCTGGTGCTTTTTCTACTTCTCACCGTCCCGACCAAAATCGTAACTCCTGGGCGATGGCGAGGGTCAACGCCTTCCTTCACCTACTCAGAACTGGAAAGCCTAAGAACAGCAAGTATGTCACTGATAACGACCTCCTTCCCAGTAGTCACCCTAAGTCTTCTAAAAAAGATTCGGCGGCGTTAACTGCTTCAGCTTTTGACTCATACATTGACTCTCAGCTCGAAGTGAAGCTCCTTGCACAGGACGATTATGTGTCTGTAGAGCACGCCATTCACTCGTTCGCTGAGTACTCGGGACTTGGCTATGATATAATTCCTAGTATTAGAGCAGCTTGGGTGAGAGGCGTTAAAGCGGGAGAGAATCCGTTTGAAAGAGCATCTCTGCTAGCTACTCAGCTGTATGACAGCCCAGATGCTGACCTACTTCCGAAAGAGGAAATTTAATGAGTGAGTGGAAGACTTTCATCTCTGAATATGCAATTGAAAACATTCTCTCTGACGTAAACGAGCTAGTTGGAGAATCTCGCCAACTTGCAGCAGAGAACCTCGAGTCAGTTGCCGCTTCAGCGTACGAATACTACAACTCCTACATGGACAAGGCAGAACTTCCAAACGCTATCCTTTGGGACCTTCAGGAGTACGCAAACTACGCTTGCGGCCTAGGTGACGCCAACGAGTACACACAACGGTACACATCTATGCTCCCCTCGGGCCACCCAGACAACCCTACGTTGGACCCTGTTGCAGCAGCTGCATGGATTGCTGGTTCTCCCGAACTTTCTCCTTCAGCTGGCTCAGTGATTGTTGCTTCCCTAACTCCAACCGACGACACTCTCAAGCTAGTTCATGCCACCACACGGCTGAAGGCATTGCTTGCATCGGGCGAAGTTGCTGACGAGACAAAAGAACTTATCTACTCTCGTATTGCAAACATCACTGGGATTACGCCAGAGCTACTCTAAGACCCCACTCGGGTACGTCCTAAGTAGGGTAAAATTTTAAATAGCTTGCTAATACTCATATAAGGGATGTTTGATGTCCGAAATTTTTGAACCACTGCTCTCAGACGGCAATTCTCGTCTAGCAAAAAGTGCTAGAGCACGCCTCCAACCACGTGATGATAACGGACGCTGGGTCCCCTACGGTGCAAAAGTTGTCGCAGAGCTAGAGCTTCCAGATGGCACAATTGTTCAAATAGAGGGTCGCTCTGCTGGTGGTACCGCAACCAAAAAAGGACAAATTAATAATATCCGACTACTTGTCGGTAAGGGCTACGAAGAGTATGGCATTAAGCCCGACACAATCCTAGAGATTGACCCCAAGAACGGTAGTTTGGCTACAGGCATCAAACTTGACCGTGACTACCTACTTAAGCACGGCATTGACCCTGACGCTAAAGCTGACCTCCCTGAAGACCTAGCAGACCAGCCTCAGACCTTGGAGCAGATGAATCCTCAGGCTGCTACCGAGCTAGACAAAGAACTTGCTAGCGGTCTTGCAGAAGATGAAGATGCTCCTCTCCGCGAAGAGCGTGAAAAAGAGCCAGTTGCCAAGCTTGCCCCTGCAGTAGCCGAGCAGCAGCTCTCCAAAGAAGAGCTTATAGACGTACTTGACTCCAAAGAAGAAGGATTTCGACCATTCGACGGCAGCGGAGCAAAAACCGAGCCTCTTTACAGGACTCTTACGGACGAGCTCATTGATAGGGTTCTGGACGAGGAAGACGTCACAATTTTGCTTGACAACGTCGTTGCAAAAGCAAAAGCATTTGATTCTGTAGAAACCAAAGAAAAAACTGTCGAGCAGCTAGTTGAAGGTGACGTTATTCAGTTCTCTTCTGGAAAAGAAGGAATTGTTAGGAAGCTATCCCAAAAACCGGGAAGCCAAGGTTCTGCTCTAGATGTAGTAGTGGAAGACGAGACTGGAAAGAGGGCAACTCTTTCTGCTGCAAACACTGAAACAGTTAAAGTAGTCTCCAAACCAAATAAAGCAAAGTTTAAGAAGAAGCCAACCGCTCCACGAACCAAGCCCTCTGAGGCTAAAGAAACTTCTAAGCCAACTGAACCAGCTAAGGCTCCAGAAGCTCCAGAGTCAGATGCCCCAGAGACTCCCGAAGCAGAAGCACCTAAGGGTCCGTCAGACTTTGAAAAGAAGGAAAAACTTCTTGACTTCAAGCCACCAAGCGCGGCAGCTAAAGACGATGGCAAAGACATTGCTCGTCCAGACGGCATGTCTGACGAAGTTGCCAGAAGCTCCAAGAGCGGATTCTCTGCAGAACTAGACGAGAATGGCAAGCCTCTAGCAATCTTCGATAAAGACGGTAAGTCCGTTCTTGCTCAGGATGGCGACGAAGTTCTAGCAGAGATTATTGATAAGCTCCCTGACGCTAAAGTCAATGACAAGGGCGAAATTGTAGTAGAGCGCAGCAAGTTTACTGACCCCGACGGTACCGAATATACCCTGACTAGCAAAATTACTAGAACTAACGAGGGTTCTTTCATGCTCGGCTTTGAAATTGATTCTCCCGACGGGAGCAAGAAAGAGCTGTGGCACTACGACACTCGAGACTCTTACGAAGCTATCTTTGGAAAGAAGAACGGTATCTTCCGACTGACTGACCAGCTGGCTGGAAGGGAAAACCCCAAGGAGAGCAAGCTAGACCTACAGACCTACTTCGAACCGGGAACATTGGCTAAGCGTCTTGACTTCTTCAGTGCTGAAAAGACTAGAAGAATTACTCGCAGTACCCTAGAAAAGAAACTAGCTAAGGCCAACAATCTCCCAGACTCGGACAGAAAGAAGCAGGTTGAGATTGACCGCGCCGAGTACCACCTAAGAAAGTTTGACGAAGAGTTTAACGGTGATGCAGACCTCTACACGGACTGGTACAAAACTCAGGTAGCAAGGTTTATGACTCTAGAGCAGTGGTTCGACAGAAATACTAGCGGTAACGCAGTTCGTCTGAACTACTCTGAAGGCCAGCTTGCAAACGTATTGAGGAGCAGCACGGACTCCCTATACGAGTCTCTGGTTCAAGGTAAGTCTGATGATGTTGCCTTTAGACTGCTTGCAATTGCCAACAAGATGCCAAGCTGGGCTAGAAACGAAGAGACTGCCCAAGGTCTAATTGACAAGATTCGCGAGAACTACAAGAAGCGTTATCCCAAAGAGAACGCCCGCGTTCTAGGTGCTCTAACCACTAACGCTTGGAAGGCACTGTGGGACTCTAGTGAAGATATCATGTTCGAAAAGCCTCACGTTAGCTACGACGGCAAGGTTCTTAAAGAAGGCGACATTGTTGAGTTCCTCAACAACGATGACAAGGTTTCCATCGGACGTGTTAGGAAGCTTTCTCAGAGTGAACGCACCGAGGTTGACGGCAGCACTTATGACTACAAAGACTATGTGTTTGTCGAGTATCTAGACAATAAGGGAAATATTACTAGTGAAGCTATCGAGACTAGGTCTAGGTCATTAGTATTTGTTGCAGAAGGAACTGGCGACGACTCTGACAAAGATGCTATGACTTCGTACACACCTTGGATAAAGGGAGAAGAAAAGGTTGTTCAGCGTCTGGGTGCTAAGCCTCTGGTCAACAGCGATGGAACCCCCGTTAAGGAAAAGGTCAAAGTTGTACCTATCGATGAGATAGATGACACCGAAACAATTCCAGATTTGCCAGATAACTCGATGTCTATTGACACCGCAGGAATTGGAAGTCCCTACATCAACAAGAGCGGCGAGATTGCTGGAGAGATTGTAGACAAGAAGGCTGCTAAGAATAAAGACGGTGACCCTGTTTGGATTATTGTCTATAAGACTCCAGACGGCGACCTCAAGAAGACCAACGTCAAGCGCGGAGAAGTTCGTAATCTAAAAAAATAGGTGGGCCCATCCAGCCCTCGCTGAGAATGGAAGGGCTGGAGGAGGGGCCCCAAGCTCCTAAAGTTGATTACAGAGACATCCAGCCTTCTCTAAAGCTAGAGGACATCCCGTCGGATGATGACGACGATGGCTCCGTAGATTACGCCAATGTCAAGCTACTAGACATCGAGTCTGACGAAGACGATGATGGCTCAGTTGATTACGACTCAGTTGAGGGCGTAGAAGTTGATATAGACACGTACAACTACAAAAAATCCATAGATAGCGGTGACTTTATTGCTATCCCTAAAAGTTCCTCGAATAAAGAATTTGAGAGAGCTTATAGTAGAAAACTCTCAGCAGAGCTCGAAACAGCTGGAAATCGCTACTTGGACAAAGTTTTACCGATTACTAACGCGGATGGCGCAGAGAATGGCGGAGAACTTACTCCTATTCAAATGATTTACAAAATTATAGGTGTCCGCGAACAAATCAAAGATTATATAAAAGAGGGCCCAGACGGAGAGCGATACTTCGACATAAAGGGTATGAATTCTGCTATTAAACAATTTTATGCAGACATCAACAAGTCTTACAGCAACATAGCTCGTAAAAACTCACATCAGTTTAAACCCATTGAAAGGCGTGTGGAGTTTAGTAGAGAATTTACTAGTGGATTTGAAAACTATGGAGACTATCTAAGCTCCAAAGACCAGACTGAAGTAAACAAACAACTTAAGACCGAGTTCCCAGCGACTTACGACGGTAAAGACAGTAGCTTCTCGGTGCTAGAACAAGGCTTGGGAATGCAGGACCCACTCAACGTATCTCCAATAAAAGGATACAGAGAGCACACTAGAACTCAAGAGTATAAAAGGCTACTGCAAGACGAAGATTTAAAGTCGTCTCTAGGAAGAACAATTGCCGAGCAGTTCAGGATAAAAGGCATCCAATCTAAAACAGATATAGGGAAGTACTTTTTAGACGAAAAAGAGTTTGATGATTTGGCCTCTCGGGACCCAGACGCTGATGACAATAGCACGTCTGAATCAAGATTACGGGCGAATTTAGTCGACTGGTCTTTAAAGATTTTGGCTATGAAAACGGTTAACGGATTTAATCCTAAACAGCCTGCTCAAAGGTATTTTATAAACAAATCGAAGGATACAATAATCGAGCTCCCAGAGGGCAGCGACAGAAAAATTAGACCTGACGTCAATATGGACTACATCCAAGCTGCTACTGAAGCAATTGATAGAAGCGTTCGCCCAGACAAGTCTAAAATTGTAAGAAAGATAAATTTCAAAAACACTGACGACTACCCCGGTGAAGTTTTAGAGGGCGAACTAGCTCACACTAATTTTGCAACTCTTCAGATAAATGTCTTTATGGACAGAATTTCAAACTTGAATGACATCTACAACGCCGCACCAATCGAAAGAAAAGACGAGCTAATTAGGAAGTTTGCATCGCCCAACGCTTGGGACAGCATGGAAAGTTTGTACAAGTACACAGTTGCCCATGAGCTTGGACATATCATGGCGGCAGTTATTTGGGACCACGAAGAGCTGAACTCTAATTCATACAAAAAGGGTCCTCCTACTTGGAGGTTTAGAAAAGGTCTTCCTGAAATGCAGAAAGAGGTTAACCCTCTTAAGCAGATGGAGCCAGTATCTAAGTATGGCGAAGAGAGTACCGACGAGTATTGGGCAGAGGCTTATGCTAAGTGGCTAGTAGATGATGAAGCCAGCCCTGCGTTTAAAAAACTTCTTGACGACTATGGTCTGATTAGAGGTAAGGCTCGCCGTTGGGTGACTGACGAGGCCAGCACTAATCCTGCAGGACGAGGAGCCATACCAGACTCAGCCGTAAATGCACTAGAAAATCTACAAAAAATGGGGGACGTCAGCCTAACAGGTAACGAATACGGAAAAAATCTTATAGAGAGCGAAATGGCTAAGGTTCCATATCTTGGCGAGTACGGAGAAGAAGAGACTAAAGACCAACTTAAAAACATTGTAAAAATCTTGGAGCTCTCTCCTATGGGCACGGATAACAAACCTGCCATATTTGGGATGTCACTTCTATTGACTAGAATGAATGAGAACTGGAATGGCACAAGCAACTACACTTCTGGAATTGCCACTATGTACGCCCTAAGAGAGGAATTTGATATTCAAAACGGCTTACCACTAACTGGTAGAGCTACAGCAGATGAGAACAAATTTGCGGAGCGTAAGAAGGTCGTAGAGCAGGTAGATGCTGGGTTTAAACAGAACCCAGAAGCGCTTAAGCTATTTAAACAAATACTAAGAGCCAATTACAACATAACTCAGAAAGTATTGGCTGACCGAAACATAACGGAACTAATTCTATATAGAGGTTGGCGAAATGCGGAGGATATGAAAAACGCCGTGGTAGTCCCCTCAAGACCAATTAATTCTTTTTCTTTGGAAGAAGATATTGCTAGGCGATTTTTAGGGTCCCAAGGGACTATGACCGCAACAATCGTTCCTAGGGAAGATATCTGGAGCTTTTTCAAGATACTTAAGGGAGGAGTTGCGAACGAAGCTGAAGTCTTACTTCTAGGCGGGGCCAGAGAGATGTATGCATATCCTTGGAATGCTTACCCTCGGCTAGAAGATATAGTAGGAACAGGAAAAGAGGTGCTAATTGACTAACGACGAAGAACTAGAACGTTCCGATGCTCCCGTCTTAGATATTGATGCATGGGAAGAAGACGAGGCTTTAAGGTCAAGAAGAAGAGACTTCCCTGTATATTTTGAGACTGTTGTAGATACCATTGACGGTCCTCAAATTAGCTCCTTAGACCTTAGGGACCTTTCCACTGAAGAATTAAACGAGCTAGTTCCAGTGAATAAGTTCGCTTACTTGGAGCTTATGCACCGAGAAATCGCTAACCTAGACTAAAACTATGATAAAATTACAGAGAGTGTCTCTCTCGCTATAGCTATAGAGGAAATATGAACAAGACCACTAAACTTCCCGTTGATGTTTACTTCTACGTAGACCCCGACACTAGGAACATTGACGGCGTGTTTTGCTATCACCCGCTAGGGATGAGCATTCGCTCTGGAGACGACTGGCAGTTCGTTCGTCGTGCAGACACAGAACTAGACAAATTCCTCGCCACTCACGAGGCATACGTTCTCGATTGGGACACAGACTATCTTGCCCTAGAGGACACCAACGACGACGAGCCCCTCGAAGAGCACAAAGCTATTCAAATGTATGACAAGGGCGAACTTACCATTGATAACCTAACCGACTACGCAAAGCTGGTTTACGACCCTGAAGAAGCATAAGATGGTTGAATTTCTAGGTAAATCTGGGGACCTCGCGCTCTTTTCCAATGGAACTGAGGCTGTTGTAATTGACACCACTCTAAATATGGTGGAAGACAGAAGCACGCTCGAGACTTTCTCAAACTCTGCGGAGTGGGAGCCGTGCGACTGCACCCCCTCAGAAGTAACCCTAGAACTCGCAGAAGCAGCCCTATCTAACCTAGATTCTTTGACTGCTAGTGGTGACAGGATGTACACCATCCCGGGCGGCGTCCAGAAAGAAGCAAAGAAAGCTCTCGAATGGCGGAAAGAGCACGGCAGAGGTGGCACCGCTGTTGGCCTAAACACCGCACGCACTCTGGCTAAGGGTGGTCAGATTGGCATCCGCAAGATTAGACACATTGCAAAATATTTCCCTCGTCACGAAGTTGATAAGAAGGGCAAAGGCTGGGACCCAGGAGAAGACGGCTACCCGTCCAATGGAAAGATTGCTTGGGCCTTGTGGGGCGGAGAGCCTGCAAAGCGCTGGGCTTCTGCAATTGTCGAACGTGAGAACAAGAAGGCCACTACGGCTGGTGGGTATACAACTCCTGCATATCAGGACCACATAGACACTTATGAAGGCGATGAGCGCGATTACGACTCAGACATGAACGCTTTCAAGATGGTACACGAGATGGACCCGTACATGGGACCAGAGTTCATGGCTCGTGTTCGTCTAGACAACTCTGGCATTGACCGACTCTACAAAGTTGATGTTGATGGCAAAGTTTACCTTTGGGATGGCGACGGCTGGGACAACATGGGACACGTCGATGGTGACGTCTACTCATATGACCGCGAGCTAGATGACCCTGAAGATATTGTTGATGTCACGCACGTTTTGATTGACCCATCATCTGCGGTTGTTATTTCTGCTTTCTTGCAGGAGCGCCCATTCCAGCCAGTAAAGCTAGAAGAGATTGACCCAGAAGAGACTGCTCTTATGGCAGAAGGTTTGGCTGAAGAAGACTTCACAATGATTGACCGAGTAATGACCGCTGCAGGAGAGTCTCCAACTGACAGAGACGGAAACTACACTCCTGAAGAGCGTTCAGAGCTTGCTAAATCTCAGCCTCGTGATGCTAACGGACTTTTTGTAAAGGTAGGCTCTCGCACTGTAGTTGGAGGAGATAAAGAGCGTGGCTCTGGAGAAATCACTCGAATTGACTACGAGCGCAACCGAGTAATAGTTGCCCTTGACAATGGTAAGACAGTTTCTGTTGACCCTAAGTACACGGAAGCCGAAGGAAGCTTTGATGCTCCTAGCAGAGTTCCTCCTAAGTCTCAGCCTATCGACTTCAGTAGAATCCTTGGAGAGCCAAGAACTCCGAAGAACATGCCTTTGGCACACCTTCCTGGGACTCTTCCCCCCATCACTGCTAGGGACACCAATGAAATTGTCACTAACTACCCTAAGTATGTAGAGAAGCTTCGCTCGCAGTTCAAGCCTTTGAACGCTGCTGGAGAAGAAAAGTCTGATGAAATTAATTCTCCTAAAGAGTCTGATGTCCCAGCTAAGTACCTAGCTATTGTTTCCCCCGACGACATGACTGCAGTTATGGATGTTGTCGCAATCGTACCTGCGTCTAAGACTTCTACTGAACCTGTAGCCTACGAGCGTCGCGAGGGCAAGTGGACACCTAATCCTCAGATTTTGATGGACTTAAAGTCTGCAACCCCTCCACCAGTAGTTCCTCTTACTGACCAAGAAGTTTTGAATGATGTCCTCAAGGAGACAGACGAGAACTCCCCCGCTCCAGTTCAGTCTTCTGGTTATGACTTTGACCGCTTCTGGGAAAAGGTTGTAGAGCCACTTCTAGCTAAGGGCGGGCTAGACCGCAACCGAGGTGGTGCAGAAAACCTTCGCCGCTACTGGACTCGTGGTAAGGGTGCCCTCAAGATTCGATGGGGAACTCCTGGCGACTGGACCCGTTGTGTCCGTCAGCTTTCCAAGTACATGGGACCACGTGCAAAGGGCTACTGCCAGCTTCGCCACAAGGAAGTTACTGGCGTATACACGGGCAGCAAGTACAACGTTGGTAAGAAGAAGGGTCGCAAGGCATCTGCTTCCATGTTTAGCTCTGAAGAAGCTCTATCCGAGACAATGATTGAGAGAGCACGTCTAGCGGCACTCGCAGCTGATGCTCGTCAAAAGATTGGCTTGGTTGCTGCAGCACCGACTATGGAAAAGGGTGCAAGCTTCTACATTCCTATGCTGGTTCCTGAAGAAGCCGAATCGGGAGACGGTAGAAAGTTTAAGAAGGGTGCCATCTCGGTTCGAGACCTCCCTGTTCCACTGCTTTGGCAGATTAAGACTGGCTCTGGACACGACGGCTCCGTTGTAGTTGGCCGTATCGACTACATCGAGCGTATCGAAGGCGGAATGGGAAATGCTTACGGAGTTTTTGACACTGGTGCATACGGCCGCGAAGCTGAGCGTCTAGTACGTCACGGCTTCCTTCGTGGAGTTTCTGTTGACCTTGACCAGTTTGAGGCAAAGGAAGACAAGGCCGAAAAAGCAGAAGAAAACGCTGATGACGGCGAAGTAATGGGCAAGGACAAACTTACCATAAATAAAGCAAGAATCATGGCTGCTACAATTGTAGCTAAGCCAGCATTCCAAGAATGCTCTATTGAGCTGCAAAATGAGGGGGAACAGGAGGATACCGTGACCCCAGAAGATGGCGTCTACGAGGAGTCCATGGAAGACTTTGCGGACCTAGAGCCAATCGCTGCATCTGGATTCCTAAAGCAGGAAGTTCCCATGACGCCGCCTTCAGATTGGTTTAAGGACCCGAAGCTTACAAAAGCTACTCCACTAACTGTTGACGAGTACGGTCGTGTCTACGGGCACATCGCCGCATGGAACGTAAACCACATCGGTCTACCTCGTGCAACCAAGCCGCCGCGTTCTCGTAGCAAGTACGCATACTTCCACACTGGCGTACTCCGCACTGATGACGGTAGCGATGTCCCTGTTGGACAGCTGACCCTTGCTGGTGGACACGCTCCTCTAAATGCTACTGCTGCTGCTGCAGCTAAGCACTACGACGACACCGCTTCTGCTGTTGCAGACATCCACGTTGGCGAGGACCAGTACGGAATTTGGTGTGCAGGCTCCATCCGCCCAGAGATTGATGAGATGCAGATTCGCGCACTTCGCGCTTCCGCTCCCTCTGGAGACTGGCGTCCAATCAACGGCTCCCTTGAGCTAGTTGCTATCTGTCAGGTAAACGTACCAGGCTTCCCGACTGCTCGAGCAATGATTGCGTCTGGAAAGGTTTTGGCTCTAGTTGCTGCTGGAGCAAGCTACATGGCAGCAATGCGTTGCGATTCCTGCGACATTCTGTCAGAAAAAGCCTCTACCTTGGGACAGCTTGCTGCCAGTGCACCAGACCTAAAGAACCGTGTCAGGGATGCAAAGAAGAAATTGCGTGAAAACACCATGCAGTCTCTTGTTGCAAGTGCCGCAGAGATGCGTGAAAAAGCACTTGTTGCTGCCGCTGTAGCCGAACTAGCTAAGATTTCTCAAGAAGAAAGAGAAGAGCTGGCTAAGGAAGGTAAAGCCTTGCCAGATGGTGCGTATCCAATTCGTAACATCGAAGACCTAAAGAATGCAATTCAGGCCTACGGACGCTCTAAAGCATCTGAGCGTCGCATGGTTCGCAAGCACATCATGAAGCGTGCTCGCCAACTCCGTCAGTGGATGTTGGTTCCAGAGCACTGGAAGAACGCTGCATCCATGGAGGCAGAGGAAAAGCTAGCTGCCATGCGTTCTGTTATTGCTTCCCTAGAGCCTAAGAAGGAAGACTGCGGCTGTGAGCTTACTGGAGAGGCGGTGGTGGCTGCTGCCCCAAAAGACGAGGAGATTTCTGATTCAGACCTGAAAGAGCTTGAAGAAGCTAAGAAGGAAGCTGACAAGCAAACTGAAGAAGAAATCGAAGCTGCCGAAGAAGTAAAAAAGAACAAGGGTAAGCCCGTAGAGCGTGACGAAGATGGTCGTCCTAAGTATGTTTCTGGTGTAAACCAGCCTCGTGACGCTAAGGGTAAGTACCGCACAGTTCTAGCCCGTCTGAAGCAAGACCTCGGTGTTGCTGGACTATCAAAAGCCCTTAAGAAGGTCGAAGACGCTGAGAATCTAGACTTTGCTGGCGACTACGCTGCTTCAGCTGCAGCCAGCTCCGAGCTGCTGGGAATGATTGACCGCCTAGATACAAAGGCACTCAACCCTAAAGCTCTAGAGAACGTGCGTCTCACTGCTGCAGAGCTAGGAAAGACTATTTCTAACCTGCCACTGCCTTTCGGTAAGGATGCAGACAAGATTAGATTTAGCGATTTGCCCGCTGGCCTAAAGGACCTCATCGACCAGATGATTACTAGGGTCGAGGCAAAAATCGGTAAAGAGGATGCAGATGAAGCTACGCAGAGTCTGAAATCCTACATGTCGGGAGGCGATGTTTACTCTCAGGGCGAGGTTCAATCTGAGATGAGCAAGCTTCTCCGACTACTAACCTAAAATATAAGGTAAAATTATCGTAGGTTTAAGCGCCTCGCGCCCAGTAGTGTCGAGTCCCTTAGCCTTGACTGAAAATCGGGTGTAAGTCACACCCACTACTAACTGGCCTAGGAGGTACAGTGTACGACCAAATCAAGACTCAGCTAGATGCTATCTCTGAGTTGAGCGACGAACAGCTCGCTGAACTACAAGCAGATATCGTTAGCCAGTTTGAAATGGTTGAGGGAGAAGACCCTACTCCTGAGACAGTTGATGCTATGACGTCACTAGCTGACTCTCTTGACATCGTTCGCGGCGAACTATCTAACCGCGAAGCACAGGCCGCTGAGCTCGCTCAGAGGGCTGCTGACGCAACCGCCCGTGTCAAGGGACAGGTTGAAGACGAGGGAGAAGAAATGGCTATGACCGAAGACGAGCCTATGGAAGAATCCGAAGAGTCCGAAGAGGCAGAAATGCCTATGGAGGAAACTGAAGAGGAGCCAGAGGCAGAGGCTGAGGAAGACGCCGAAGAAGAAGACAAGAAGGAGGAAGAAATGTCTGCAGATGAGACCATCGCAGCATCCGCTTCTGAGCAGGAGTCTGCTGAGGCAGTAACCGAAGCCGCTGTCGAGACCGAGGTTGTGGCCGAAGCCGCTACCGAAGAGGTCGTTGAAGAGGCTGCTCCAGAGGCAGAGCTTTCTACCGAAGAGGTAGAGGCTCCAGCTGAAGAGGCTGTAGCTGAGGCTCCAGTTGAGGCAGAGGCATCAGTTGAAGAAACTGATGTTGAGGCCGAAGCAGAGACCGAAGCTGTCGTAGAAGCAGAGGCACCAGCCGAAGCGTCTACAGAGGAAATCGCAGAGGAAGTTGTTGCCGAAGAGGCAGTAGCTGAGACTGAGGTTGCCGCAGAAGCATCAACCGCTCAGGAAGACGGTTCTGAACTATCAACCAACACAGAGGAAGCAACCGAGCTTTCAACCGAGGAGACTGCAGAAGCAGTTGCTGAAGTTGAGACCGAGGCTGAGCTCTCTTCTGAAGAAACAATCGAATCAACTACCGCTCTCGTAGAAGAGCAGAAGGAGCAGGCACTAGTGAGCGCCGCAGAAGAACAGGCCTTTGAGGCCCCTGCTGACCGCCAGCCTGTAGTTCAGGTAACCGAGGCTCCAGTGGCTATCACTGCTGGTGCTGACATTCCTGGCTACACCGCGGGAAGCGAAATGAAGGATATGGACGAGGTTGCAAGCGCATTCGAAAAGCGCCTACACTCTCTTCGCCGTGTAAACGGTGGAGACGGTGAGCAGCACATCGTTGCATCCTTCTCGACCCAGTACCCAGAGGACCGTTTCCTAGGAACCGACCCACTGGAGAACCAGAACAAAATCGAGGGTGTTGTAGGCCGTGAAGCACTTGTTGCTTCTGGTGGCCACGCAGCCCCAGTCGAGGTAAAGTACGACATTTACAGCCTCGGCTCCACCACCGCACGTCCAGTACGTGACAGCCTACCGAAGTTCCAGGCTGACCGCGGCGGTATCCGATTCGTAACCCCACCAAGCTTTGCTTCTGGTGACTACGCTGACGCTGTTGGAATTTGGACTGCTGCAAACGACTCTGCAACTACTCCAAGCCCAGCATCGAAGTCCAGCCTAACTGTTTCAGCTGCTGCTGAGAACACCGCTGTGACTGACGCTGTCACCTTGCAGCTGCAGTTTGGTAACCTCATGACCCGTGCTTACCCAGAGCTAATTGCCCGTCACAACGAGCTAGCCCTTGTACAGCACGCACGTGAGGCAGAGCAGAACGTAATCAGCAAGATTGAAGCTGGTTCAACGGCTGTTACCTCTGGAACCCTTCTGGGCTTCGGTCGTGACTTCCTAGTAACCATGCGCAAGGCTGCTGTTGCTTACCGTTCACGCCACCGTATTGCTCAGGGCACCCAGCTCAAGGCAATCATCCCTGACTGGGTATACGACGCTATGGCAGCTGACCTCGCGGTCGCAATGCCAGGTGACGGCACCCTTTCGGTTGCTCGTTCAGAGATTGAGGGCTACCTCTCAAGCATGAACGTAACCCTAGTTGCATCTCCTGACGCCACCCCATTCGGTGCACAGGGCGCAACTGGTCTACTCGAGTTCCCAGACAGCTTCAAGTGGTACCTCTTCTCAGAGGGCACCTTCTTGTTCCTAGACGGTGGAACTCTAGACCTAGGTATCATCCGCGACAGCTCGCTTGTTGGAACCAACGACTACAAGATGTTCGTTGAGACCTTCGAGGGCGTTGCCAAGGTAGGTATCGAGTCTCTAGCAATCACTCAGGCCGTTAACGTTAACGGTGTGGCTGCTGCTCTCCGCGACACTACTGGTGGCGCAACCGCAGCTGCTATTGAGCTCTAAAAACTAAATAGCAACAAAATAGGGTTCGCTCCCCAGCCTTCGGGCTGGGGGGCACCCACCCCCTAAAAGATTTTAAATTTAAGGATTTCAGATGGCTTTTGAAAACGGTGTCTACACGGCACCAGACCTAGACCCTAACCACTCGGGTCTATTTAGCATTGTCAAGCCAGAAAACCACAGCGCTACGGCCAACGATGAGCGTTGGGTACGTGGCTACTCACAAGAATTTGATGCCGAGCCAAAGGCCATTCGTAACCTAGACGTTACGGACAACACTGCGGTAGAGGTATACAGCACGGCAGACAAGCCAAACCGATTCATCGAGCTTGACCCCTTCTTTATTGAAGTAGAGGACCTTGACTCAACTTTCGGACTTCTCGGGCAGGACCGTTTCAGCCGTGTCCTAAAGCAGCTTGATGCAGCTACTCAGAAGGCTGTAGAGAAAGAGCTGTGGGACGGCGAAATTACTGTAGCTGAGTCACTGTCCAACCCATACTTGACAAAAGCAGCTAGCGTCACGACTTTGAACAGCGGAACCGCTATGTCCGCTGCACTAGCTCTTGCTGCTTTAGAGCATGATGCCAGAAATATCTCCCCTACTGGAGAGCAGCCAATTATCCACATGACAGCCGATGTTGCTTCAGTTCTGGGTACCAAGCTGCAGTTTGACAAGGACAACGATGTAATTGTCACCAGACTGGGAACCAAAGTTGTTATCGGAGCTGGATACTCTGGTAATGGACCTGTAGGTGATGCTGGAGCTGCTGCTACCATCACCAACAAATGGATTTACGCCACTGGAGCCATGGCAATTCACCTTGGCAACCCAGAGGTTGTAAACGACTCGCTAGCCCAGGGCTATGACGTGTCGGGAAATGCAAATGACATGCGTATCAAAGCGTTCCGAACTGCTTCGGTTCTCTTTGACACATCCATCCACCTAGCCGCAAGAGTTGACCTCTCGGCTTAACCAAGAAACTAAGGAGAATAGCTAGATGGCTACTCAAGAATATGCAGCCAGCATTCAGGGTGTGTCAATCCGTGTCACCCGCCTAGATGCTGCTGGTAACCTAATGACGGGAAGTGCGGATTCATACACCACTTCTGCGTTCATGAGGGTTTCGTTCACCCCTGAATATGAAGAGGGTGACGAAATCACAGAGAAGGGTGCCAACGGTGTTGTATGCGTAACATACAAGGCCCCAGACACCCTTAAGAGAATCACCATGGAGCTCGCTATTTGTGAGCCAGACCCAGAGCTTTCTGCTCTGATTTCTGGTGGTTTGCTACTTCGCAAGAACCTAAACACTGCAGCTGACCCAGACCACAAGTCAATTGGTTGGGCAGCCCCTGGTGTCGGAGACGACCCAGCTGGAAACGGTGTTGCTCTCGAGGTATGGTCCCACGCAGTTAAGGACGGTAAGAAGGCTTCTGTTCTTCCTTACTTCCACTGGGTATTCCCATTCGTCAAGATGCGTCAGTCTGGAGACCGCGTAATCGAAAACGGTCTGATGGCTAACACCTTCGAAGGCTACGGTCTTGGAAACGCAGCATTCCAGTCTGGCCCAGATGGCCGCTGGGAGTTCCCAGTTGCAGCTGAGCGTCCATACGCTTACGCACGTGCAGACTGGGCTCCAACTGGACTCAACGGATTCTACACTTGGACCGACGAGACTGGACCTGTCTACTTCACCTCGGCTACCGCAACTGACGCAAGCTCGATTACCGTTGACAGTGCTGCAGCACTTCTTTCTGGAACCGCTGCAACTCTTACCTTCAGCGCTAACCCGAACATCGTTGCTGGTGACTCCATCAAGATTGAGAACGTTGGAACTCCATTCAATGGAACCTTCGCTGTTGACTCGATTGTTGGAAACACTGTTACCTACGTATCCAGCGGAATCACTGCTGACATCAGCTCCTTCAACGTATCTCGTAACGCTAAGGTAACTGTTGTTAACAGCGTCACCGAGGCTGCAAGCTACACTGCAACCACAAGCCTTGACGCTGGTGGCTCTACCTACAACGTTCCTGGAAGCAAGGACTACAACGCTGACAACAGCATTGACAACATCATCGCTTCGAACGAAAACCCTAGCTAATAGCTAAAGAAACGGGTGGTGGCTTGAGCAATTAGCTTGGGCTACCACCCGTTAAACTTATAAAGAGGTAATAATGACCAATTCATGGATTACAGCAGACGAACTTGGAGACTACTCTTACACCGAGTATACGGAAGAGGCTATCCAAGTAGCGTCTAACTTACTCTGGGCCATGTCTGGACGCAAATACACAGGAGAGACCATTGTCACCGAGCGTTACACCTGCACCCTTCGAAATAATCGCATGGGGCCTTCCGATAGGACTAACAGTCCTGTACTATTCGGCGGTGATGTTTATAATATTCCGTCAGGAGATTACGACGAATATTCTGAGCTCACTGCTGACGGGCTCTCGCCAGACGCAAGAATCAGACTCAGAGGGCGTCCAGTAACTAAGATTATCTCGATGCGAAACAAGAACGGCGTTGTTCTTGACCCATCGAGCTACTACCTCGTAGACCACTCAACTATTCACATCAAGGCTGGTACGCCTTGGACTCCGTGTAACGTTGAGATTACTTATCAGTACGGAATTCCAGTTCCAACTGCTGGCAAGATGGCAGCTCGTAAGCTAGCCATCGAGTTTGCTCGCCTTTGGTCGGGCGATGAAATGTGCGAGCTCCCTCAGCGTGTGACTTCCGTTTCACGTCAGGGCGTCTCTTACACAATCCTTGACAACCAAGAATTTATCGACGAGCTCCGCACAGGTCTCTACGAAATTGACCTTTTCCTGAAGGTTGTAAACCCAGACAACGCTCGCCGTCGCTCTAAGGTCTTTTCTGTAGATGCTCCTCGTGCTCGTAAATACACAGCTAAGCCGCTAAAGCTGACTGCGGATGCTGACTTCGACCTTACGCTTTCGCAGCCAACGGGCTCTATCAGTTGGACCTCAACGGACAGTGGTACGGACCTCAGCAACTTCTTCCCGCTAAACTCTACTTACACTCCAAAGGTTATTTTGAGAAACTACGGAGACACCACTTCTGTGACACTGCCCGCAGCATCGATTACTCTCGATGACAGCGATGACACACTAGATTTCACCATTCCTTACACAAGTGCAAAAAATGCACTGGGGTTGGTGGACCCAGGAACATGGACACTTTACGCCTCAAGCACTGACGGTGATGGTGTCGAGAGTCTGGTCGAACTAGCTACAGGTAACTTAAAAGTTACAATGTACTAAGAAAGAAGGAAAAATATGTCAATTCAGACTAACTTCCGTGCCCAAGACATGCTGGGTGCCGCGAAGCCTGAGCCAAAGAAGGCAGCATTTGTTCCACGCGTATCTGCTCCAGCTCCAAAGCCAGAGCCAATCGTTGTAGAGCCAGCTGTTTCTGTTGTTGAGGAGACCGTAGAGGCTCCTGCTCCAACTCTAGACGAGGTTACACCTCCTTCGGAGTAATCAATGGTAAGTCAGGAACTAGACCTAACTGGTGTCTCTGAGGATGCGGTAAATCTCAGAGACATGATGGCAGGCGTACTGGAGAGGGTACAGTCTGTTTTTCAGTCATACAACGTGGAGCTGCCACGTCGTCGTTATTGGACGATGGCCACTCCCGCTGTTGACTGCGAACAGCTAGTTATCTATTTCCAGCAGATGTATCTAGGCTCTCCGGGAGCGGAGGTTGGCGAACCGCAGCGTTGCCACGTTCCTAGGAGTGCAACCATAACAATTTCAATTGCTCGCGAAACCCCTATCGTTCAGCAGAACGGTAGACCTCCTGCTCCAGAGAGAATCGAGCAGGCCTCGGAGGTCATGGCTATTGACTCTTGGGTTTTGATGGAATCAATCAACCAGCTAGACCAGTGGGATGACACAGGGTATGGAGTTGGCGTTATTGCCACTCTAGCTGTTAACCCTCCAGAGGGCGGATTTCAAACGACTGAAATGACAGTCACTATGGCGGTCCCATAAAATGTATGGTCTGCCAGATAGCATAGGCGGGTATTACGCAAAGAGGTACTTAAAAAGCCTCAAATATATGCGTAAAGGCGGCGGCCGAGGATTCATACCGCTGGTCTACTCTACTTACAGAGTAAGACTATATAAAGCCAGACTTAGAACAATTTTGAACACCCCTGCTGGAAAACTTTGGTGGGCTTTAGAGCGTAGAGGCAATGCAATTGTCAGAAGCGCAAAAAGACAAGTAGGCGTACAAACAGGAGCACTTAGGGCCTCTATTCACATGAGGCACTCGGGGAATGTAACTGGTCAGTACCTGTGGATTGGTGCCAAAAAAAGCTATGCGTACATGCACCATGAGGGGACTAGGCCTCACGTAATTACTGCAAAAGAAAGTCCAGTTCTCGTATTTCGTTCGGGCACGCGACTAATTAAAACTCCTACAGTAAATCACCCAGGGACTAGACCTAACAGGTATCTAACTACACCTATGAGAACCCACCTCGTAAGGCCTATAAACATTAGATAGCCCCAAACAACCACATTCCCTCTCAGGTACAATAGTATTGCTGGAAAAACCAGTAAAGACACTATTGATAGAGGACATAAATGAGCAGCAGATTTAAGGACTTTGGCTCTGGCGGAGAAATAACCGCCGAACCACTTGTATTTAAAGTTCACGATGAAGAATTTACGGCTATTCCTACCATTCAGGGTAAGGTGCTGATGGACTTGGTCTCCAAGTCTCAGTCGGAAGATTCCGTCGAAGCAATGGGGGTAGTTTCTACCTTCTTTGACAAAGTTCTTGTAGACGAAAGTCTAGAAAGATTCAATGCACTTCTAGAGGACAAAGAGCGCATTGTAACTATGGAAACACTGGGAGAAATCGTTAGCTGGTTGATTGAGGAGTACTCGGGACGCCCAAATCAGCAGCCAGAGGAATCCTAACCTGGGCGGTTGACCTCTGGCCTTACGTGAATGGTAAAGCCTTGGCTAGTGGACTGAGATTGAGTGAGATGGAAGCAACTGAAATGACAGATGTTCTCCACTACCTCATGGAAGATGACATGCGTTTCGTTTCTGCGGAAGAAGCAGATGCGGTTACCGCATATCGAACTCAGCTCTACTTGTTATATGACAAGACATACAAATATGGTGTGTCAAGCAGGAACCAGCAAAATGGCAGAACGTATATTCCGAAAAACGCTGGAAGCGATATCGGATTTGACGACCCTGTCTTCAATACGGGAGAGACTAAACCATACATTCCTCCGACTAATTTCAACCCCGATTCGGTGTTGCCATTTGGCTCGGACTTAGACGCTCCGCTTGGATAAGAGGGGGTGAGGTAGCACATGGCCGTAGTCGGTGAAGCTAACATTATTGTTAGAGCCATTACAACTGGTTTTGACAATGATTTAAGACAGCAACTTAAGAGAATCGGTGGTGCCGCGCTACCTGACGCCCGAGTAGGTGGTGAAAGCATTGGTCAAGCTTTTACTCGAGGCTTCAACGCTGGCTCTGGAAACATATTCCAAAAAGTTTCCTCTGGGCTCCAGCAGCTAGCTCCAGACGCTGAGCAAGCTCGTCTGGCGTTCCGAAGCTTGGTTCGTACTAGCTATGTAGTGGGAACTGGTCTTACTGCTCTAGTTGGAGGAATTGCTGCCCTTGTTGGTGGTCTAATTGCCCTTGTTGCTGCAGTAGGACGAGCGGCTCCTGCGATAGCTGGTCTTGCTTCTGCATTTATACAAGTCAGACTTGCTGCCTCTTTTGCCCAATTTGCTTTAGGCGGCATAAGTCAGGCAGTGGCTGCTGCAACTAAACAAAACCAAGGGCTAGGCAAATCTATTGCCGAGATTCGTGAAGAGTTTCAGCAGCTACAGTTCCAAGCCGAAGAGGCTGCCCTATCCGAGGGCCGCGCCGCACTTAATCTCGAGAAGGCTCTAGAAAATCTTCGCCGTACGGCTGACCTGCCTCCAAACTCCGCTGCTCGTCGTGAAGCAAAGCTTGCCTACGACGAAGCAGAGCTCGCATATCGCAAGGCTAAAGACCGCACTCAAGACCTCAATGCCGAAGTTGCTAAGGGCCCTCAGGCTCTAAATCAAGGCGGTGGCTCGGACCCATACGCTGGTCTAACAGAATCTCAGAAACAATTTGCTCAGTTTCTTGTAGGGCTTCGTCCTAAACTCGACATACTAAAAGAAGCCGTTGCTTCAGGATTTTTGCCTGTCCTTGAGGCCCAAATTATAAAGCTGGACGAACAGTATTTCCCTCTTTTGGAAGAGCGCCTCACTGAAATTGGAACTGCTCTCGGTACTGGTGCAGAAAACATCTTTGATAATTTCTTGGATGACAGCACGAAAGCCGAAGTAGATGAGTTCCTAGCCAATCTAAGAGACAACATTCCTCTAATTGGTGAAATTATTGGAGAGTTCGCTGAGCTTTTCTTTAGGTTCTTCAATGACGCAAACGGCATTGGAACAAAGTTCTTGGAGTTTGTCCGAGACAGTCTAACGGGGTGGAACGAAGAACTAGAGAAAAACGGCCTAGACTCATTCTTCGGTGACGCTTTTGCTACTGGCTCTCGACTCTTTGGAATTATTGGCAACATCTTTAACGGCCTTGGTGACTTCTTTACAATCCTCAATGACTCTGGAGCAATTGACTCGATTCTTGACTACCTAGAACTACTTACAGGCGGATTTGCCAGCCTTGTAGATGACCAAGGGAATGTCAGCGAAGAGGGTCGAAAGCTTGGAGAGACATACAAAGGTTTGGCAGATAACTTTGGTCCTGTAGTTACTTTCTTGGGGCAAGTTTTTGACTCATTCCTAAAAATTGGAGCTAATCCAAACATAGGTGAGTTCTTTAAAATTCTTAGCGAAGAAGGCAACCAGCAAAACTGGGACAACATCTTTAAGGCATTTGCAGATGCGGCTCCGAATCTAGCTCTCCTAATTACAGAGCTAGGAGAACTGTTTGCTGCCTTTGCTGACGAAGGCGCTCCCCAGCTGTTCTTTGACACGCTAAGAGAGCTAATTGGACCAGTTACTGACTTCTTTACTCAGAACAAAGAATTTATTGATTTAGTAACTAGAGGTTTTGCTATCGTAACGGCTTTTACTTTCTTCTTCGAGCAGCTCAAGAATATCTTCTTAGTTATTCTTGGAAACGTTTTTGCGTTTGTAGGAGCATTCCTAAGCGCTAAGGGCATATTTGAGTTCTTTAAGAAAAACGGCCCCAAAATTTTTGGAGCAATTGGAAACGCACTTAAATTTGTAGGTAGCCTCCTAGGAACTGTATTTGGAATTGTTGGAAGAGTTCTTGGAGTTTTCCTTAAGATTGGAAGGTTCTTAGTCGGAGGCCCTATAGGTCTAGCAATAAGTGCTTTGATACTTTCCCTGCAGTTTTTCTTTACTCAGACTGAAAAAGGTAGAGAAATCTTTGCTGCTTTCCAGAACATTGTAGGAACTGTTGTAGAAAACATAAAGAGCTTCTTTAATACGCTTTGGACAAACCTCACCGCAGGATGGGACGACTTTGTAGAGTCCATAAAGAGTTTCAGCATTGCTGACGTCATTAAGGGAATGATTAACGGAGTTATAGGCTTCTTCGAATTCCTAATCAATGAAGTTCTTAAGTCTTGGAACAACGGACTTCTTAAGAACCTAAACTCACTAAAGGTACCCGACTGGGTTCCTCTTATTGGAGGTAGAAGCCTAGACATCCCCCCAGCTCGTCTTCTAAAAATTCCTAGACTTGCAGAGGGTGGAGTTGTTGCACCTTCTGTTGGTGGAACTATTGCTCAGATTGCAGAAGCAGGAAAGCCAGAGCGTGTCGAGCCCCTAGATGACAGGGGCTTGTCTAAGAGAGACTACGCCCTAATTGAGGCTCTAGAAAAGACTGGTGGCGGCATCAACATTACTGTCAACCCGTCTCCTGGAATGGATGAAAGAGAGCTTGCAGCAGCCGTCTCCAGAAGGCTTGCATTTGAAATTAAGAAGGGCACCATCTAATGACAGAGTTTTACGATTCCGTAGATGCCACCACAAACCAAGGTGAAGAAAACAAAGTTGTAAATAGGGCCTTAACACCCTACCCAGAGCCATTCCTCTCTGGAATGAAGCTAGAGGGCGGCATTCAGCTTTGGAACCCTGCAACTGAAACTGGCCTCACCTTAAACACTATTGATTCCAACAATGTTGTTTGGGTAGTGTCTGATATCGAGGGATGGTGGACACTTCCAGAGGTACAGCTTCCTGACCTTCCCCGCGGTTGGGGCGACGGTTCTTACGACGCTATTGGCCGATGGTCAAACAGAATTATGACTCTAAGTGGTTCTTTTATGCCACAGCAGCCAGAGGATGCTGCAGCTGCTAGGGCAACCCTGTTGGACTACCTCTCGCCCATGGTAAAGACCACGACTTCTGGCTACCTAATTGTTACGGAAGATGGCACCAATAAGAGAGCTGCCAAAGTCCGACTCAGCGGGGCTCCTCAAATTACAAGCGTAAATGCTCGTGGTCGTCACAATTTCTCTATTGGCCTCAAGGCAGTTGACCCAATCAAGTACGAATTTGTTGACGGGGACCCTGACGGCTATCAGTCCACAACAATAACCGAGAGCTCTGGAAGCGGCAGCACTACGATAACCAATTCTGGAAATACTCCAGTTCCAATAATTATTGAGCTATCTCTTGGATTTAGTATCCCCGATTCGGCTAACCCGCCCACCATAACTAATACAACTTCTGACGAAGCAATTTCAATTATTGGGGCGACTGTTAGCGATAAAAGACTAGAGCTTGACACGTACAACAGAGAAGTTTTGGAGGTCCAATATTCGGGGTCTTCTGTAGTTAATGTCGCTAATGGTAGAAGCAAGGTTGCAGTTTTGGTTGACTGGATTTACCTTCAGCCCGGAAGCAATACCATTACCATTCAAGATTTTCCAACTGGAGGCAGTGCCACCATCTACTACCGCTCTGGTTGGATTGGCTAGCTGGTAAACTAATACAAAGACACTCAAGGACAAAAGATGGCAGTAAGAACTGAAGGCGTTGACGGGGCGGTAGATTACCGCTACTTTGTTTGCGACCTTATGACTAACGAGCTTCTCGCTGAGATACCGTTTAGAAGTGTTTCCTACTCTCGCTCGCTAACAGAAGCTGGAACTTTTACTGGTGACATTGCTATCACCGAAGATACTTACAACCTAAATGTTTACGAGAACACCCTTCCAGCTAAGACAGCTCTGTACGTAGTCCGTAACGGCGTCTGCGTGTGGGGAGGCATAATCTGGTCCCGCGAGTACAGCTTGATTGACAAGGTGCTTTCTGTTTCAGCTGCAGAATTTACAAGCTACCTGTCTCACCGAGTTGTCTGGAAGACTTGGAATAGCTCTTACGAGGCCGTAGGTGCAGTAGAGAACGGAACTTTAAGCGTGACCCTCAGGTATGGGCAGTATGACTTTACTGTCGGAGAACCTGTATATATCTACTGGAGCGAAGGATACACCCTCTATAACGGCTACTTTACCGTTTTAACGGTGGGCGATGACGGCAATGGACATTCTGTTATTACTGTAGATGCAGAGTATGTCGATGTGTCTAATCCTGACAATACAAAGACAATTCCAGACCAGTACTTTGGCACAGAAAACCCTCTCACTGTAGAGACCCGCCAAGATACTTATCAATATGCCCAAGACCTTTTGCGAGAGCTAAATACTGACCTCTTTGACTTTGACTTTGCCAACGACGAGATTCGTCCGGGTATTGACTTGTTCAATGAGATTGCTTCTGTATCTAGAAGTTCGAATGTAGCTACTGTCACCATGGATAGAAAACACGAACTAACCGAGGGACAAAAGTTTATTATTTCGGGAGTTACAGCAGACGCTGACTTTGATAATCTAGAGGCTGTAGTACTTTCGGTAGTAGATGACTACACAGTGACTTACTCAA